CGGGCGTTTTTTTGTTGGTATTGTTGATAAAGATGGAAATATTGTTGCACACATTAAGACAACTCAAGATGGTAATCCAATCCTAAAGTGTGGTGCTAAGGTTGCCATTTTCACAGAATATGATGTTGTTAAAATTTAAGCTCGGTTAACTCAGCGGTAGAGTTCATTTTTATATAAATACATTCAGTAGTTGAATTGGAGTGTGTTGTGTATAAATGTGAAGTTTGTTCTAAAGAATTTTCTACCGAACGATCTCTTATTGGGCACAAATCAGTTCACAGAATTGGTGGAAGATATTCTGTTTCTAGAAAAAAGAAATATGTTGACTTCGAGTGCCAAAATTGTGGAAAAATGTTTGGTAGAAAATCAAACTCTCTAAACAAATTTTGTTCTACGTTTTGTTTTGGTGAAAAGACTCGTAAAGAAACAAAATTTAGGATAGAATCAAACGAACAGGTTTCGTCTGGAAGTTTGCGAAAATATCTTCTTGATAGTGCACCTTGGTGTTCTGAATGTCAACAGGGTCTGATTTGGAATAAAAAACCGTTATCACTTCAGCATGATCATATTGATGGAAATAGTGATAACAATTGTCTAAAAAATTCTAGATTGCTTTGTCCAAATTGTCATACGCAAACTGAAACGTTTGGTGTTAAAGGATTAGGTGTTGGGCAAAGAGGCAAAGATACAAAAAGAAATAAGTATCTTCGGGAGTACAAAGCAGGGTTGGTCTGAGAGGTTAAGCGTCTGCTTTACACGCAGAATCATGTAGGTTCGAGTCCTACACCCTGTACCATTTGAGGTGATATTATGAGCGAAGAACGACAACTTGATGTTCTTGAACAGATTATTCGTAATCTCGTAGATGAGAACAAAGAACTAAAAGAGAAACATGACCAGCTAAAACGCCTCGTCTCTACCATTCTCTACGACAAGGGAGCCTTTCCCTTCATTTGTGGAACCAAAGGCGAGCCGGACCAGAATGGGATGTATGACTACTTTAGCATCTGTCCTGCATACGGCTCTGATGCAACCTATACTTACAAGAAAGTGACATGACAATGACAACTAAAGCAAAAACAGAAAAAGACTATCTCAAACCCCTACTGGATGAAGTTCGCGCCGAGCGCGAATATCAAACCAAAAAATGGGGAAACTTCGCGGACGATTCCATTAATCTCCCACATCACTGGTCATCTTATATCGGTAGATACTCTACCAACTGGATGAATGGTACTTGGGCTCCCCATACAAAAGAAACAGTTGATGCGTTCCGTAAATCAATGATTAAGACAGCTGCTATTGCACTTGCCGCTGTAGAGTCTGTTGATCGACAGCGTGCTGAAGGCCAAAAAGCTTTTTTTGAAAAGCAGTAGTGGGATCGGTCCCTTCGTCTAGTGGCTAGGACACCAGCTTTTCAAGCTGGGAAAGAGGGATCGAAACCCTCAGGGACTTCCATCAAAGGAAATAAAAATGACACAACCAATTTCTGGTTACAGAACACTAAGTGATGAAGAAGTCACTACGATTAACTCCATCAAAGCAACTGGTGTTGATGTTTCTTTGCTTATTGAAAATCTCAAGAAAACAGATGCTGATCCTCGCTGGATTGCTATTGCTTCAACGCAACTACAGCAAGGCTTTATGGCACTAACAAGAGCAGTGGCTAAGCCACAAGGCTTCTAGAATTTTGGTGTTTAGTTCAGTTGGTACTAGCGTGTGGTTTTGGTCCATAAGGTCCTGGGTTCGAATCCTAGAACACCAGCCAATTTGAAAGATATATTATGTTTGATGATTTTGTTAACAAAATCCGGGCCGAACTTCCTGATTGGAGAATTTCTTGTTACGAGAAAACTTCTTTCTCTAATGGTCTAGGTACACGTACTGGTCGTTGGGAAGTTGTACTTGGTCGAAGTAAACCCGATTGGGTTGTGGTTGGTGAAGCTGATGATCTTTACTCAGCTTTCGAAATTGTAATCGGAAATGCACAAAAAATGGAAGAAAATCATAAAAGGAAATACGCATGATTTTTGAAATTAAAGTAACTGGCGCCCGCCGTGTTGGTAAAACGACAATCATGAAAAAGATTCTTGATCTGTTGGAAAAAGAAGCATCTGACTGTGTTGCTACCGGTCCAACAATTGAATATCTTCAAAGACTGAAACCAAGTCTTATTGATGGTATACCTGCAGAAACTGTTATCATTAAAATCAAAACCTTTGCAGAGCAAACTGCATACACAATTATGCATTGTAAGGATGCTTTATCAGCTGCCGATTATCAAAAAGAATTCGTTGAACCACTGAAAAAAACAACCTAATCGGTAGGTGGCGGAGTGGTCCAACGCGGGAGACTGCAAATCTCCAAACCCGTGGGTTCGAATCCCACCCTATCGTCAATCTTTAACAAGGAGACTAAGATGTCATACGAACTAAAAATCAAGGCTCTTAGCCTTGCAGAAGAATGCCGAGTAAACAAAAGAGAACAGGTAAGAGAACTTCGCCTTCAACGTAGATATGCTGCTTCGGAGTACCGTGTACGTCTGCTTGAGCAGGCTCGACTTGCCGCTGCTTCTGAGAGCGAAGATGTGCAGCATGAATGGATGATTAATGCAGATCGTAACGCCGACACAGCGTGGCATCGTTACATTGGTCTTCGTGATCACAATCGTCGTTTCGTGAAGCCAACCGCTCGCGCAACGAATATCGCTCGTGGTTTCCTGAAAGGTCTACCATACGGTTGTATCGAAACGTTCCCAAACAACATCGGTAACCAACATGCGACTTACTTAATTTCTGGTAAGAATGTGCATAGCTGGGTTGGTCCAGACTGGAAGCGCGTAGTTGCTATGGTGGAAAAATATGGTACACCAGAAGATGTGAAACGTTTTCCTGCTTGGCTTGCTGACATTGGACTTACACTTGACATCGAAGGCAATGTTGTTCTGAGTAGCAATTCCGTATCTCATAAATAGGTTGAAGAAACCCAATAAGGAGATACCGAAATGGAACCAGTAGTAAGTAATGCATTTGATCTTATGACATTTATCACACCGTTTGTGCAACTTGTCTTTGCAGCTGCTTCAGCAGCAGTAGCAACACTTGTGCCTGTTGCTATCAAATGGTTCCTGCAAAAAATTCACCTAGATGGCCTTGTTTCTGATGACATGGTTCGCGGATATCTGAACCCAGCTATCGACAAAGCTATCAATCTAGCCAAAGCCAAAGTGTATGAACAAAAAATTTCGATCAACGTAGACAATGCGATCGCCAAGTTTGTTCTTGAGTATCTCTCAAAACACACACCAGATGCTCTTGCGCACTTCGGTCTAACCGAAGATAAAGTGACAGAGATGGTTAAGGCTCGCTTGGTGAAATTCACAACAGCGCCAGTGTCGCCTCCAGTTGTCTAATCATTAACCAAAATAAATGAATGGAACGGGAACGGGGACTTAAAGTCCCCGTTTTCATTATGTAAAAAGAAAACTCAGATTTTGGTTGACAATTGAGCTCGGGTAGGGTATAGTTGAGTTTAAGTTAAGTATAAGTATGTCTACCTATTGGAGAAGTAGACATGAAACGTATAGCAATCCCAATCAAAACATCTAGAAAATGTCATTATGGTTGTGGAAACATAGGTAAGTTTATTAATGGTTCAGACAACATTATGTGTTGTGAACGATCAACTAAGTGCCCAAACGTTAGATTTAAAAATAGTGAAATTGAAATATAATATGGCTACTTAGGCCAACTGGCAGAGGCATTTGACTTAAGATCAAATTAGTGTCAGTTCGAATCTGACAGTAGCTACCAACTCCAATAAATAGGTAGACGAGATTATGAAAGCGCGAGTGAAACATTCTTTGCAACTTCTCGCAGTTGCAGTACTAGTTGTAATAGTAACAGTAGCCGTGGCTATTTAATGACACTAGATGTTCTCTTGATCGGTATCTATTTGTTAATGACCTTCGGGATCATGGCATCTGGATGGAATATGGTCATAGGAACTGACAATAGAAATATTTCAGAATTTCTAACGTGTATTCTTTTTTGGCCGCTAATGTTAGCGCTCGCTCTCCTGATCGGGTGCTTTTTCGCCGTTCTGATATATGCCAAAATTTTGTGGTTTGCTGTAAACTACATTTTTGGCGTCGCTGTCGGAAGACGCTAACGCAAACGTAGGGAATTCAAATGTTTAAGTCGCTACTAGCAGCATGTGCTGCACTCACAATTGCATTGAATGTAGCTGTGAGTGTTATGTCATCAACATCAAATCGTGCTTACGCCGATACTCTGGCACCACAAACACTTGTGATTGAAGCACCACAAACACTCGAAGTTGCCATAGTTGAATACACACCATCGTTCAGCGATGCTGATCTACAGTGTATGACTGAGAATATCTATTTTGAAGCTCGCAATCAATCTGTTGAAGGTCAGTACGCGGTAGCTGAAGTTGTTCTGAACAGACTCGCTTCCGATGAATTCCCCAATAGTGTTTGTGGTGTTGTTAAACAAAAATCTTCAAGGAATTGCCAGTTCAGCTGGTACTGTGATGGACTTTCTGATAAGATGAGAGATAAAGACGCAGAAGCTCGAGCGCGACTTATCGCCCGTACAGCTTTTTCTCTTAAAACAAATTTCACCCAAGGGGCTAAGTATTACCACGCCAATTACGTTTCACCAAGATGGTCAAAGTCTGGAAAAATCAAGCAAATTCAGGACCATATATTCTACAGCCATATCTAGGCTAAATATTCGGTTCCACTAAGTTGTAAGGAGTCCGGATGCAGATACTTGTTAAAGGTACTAAATCAAAGCGACTTAAGGCGAAAATACAAGACGCAGTTAACTTTTATGGTCGTCGCCTTATGTCAAAGAAGGTTCGTGATAAACTAAAAATCTTTGTTGATGTAGATACAAGACAAAACCATCGTAAAGACTGCTTCGGCGAATGTGATCCACTAGGAAGAAATCCACAAACTGGTCTGAAAGAATTTCGGATCTATGTTGTCCATCGCCCACAAGCTATCTCTAAATTGAAAAATAACATTTTCAGAACTCTCGCTCATGAGATGGTCCATCTTAAACAATACACCACTGGTGAGTTGGGTGCGTATCTTGTGGCTACAAGAAGTAATTCTGGAAAAGCCTTGACAAATACCCGCTGGAAGGGTACACTTTATAAAACTAGAGAAGACGACTCTGATGATAACGAGTATTATGACGCGCCATGGGAAATTGAAGCTTATGGTCGTGAAGTGGGACTCTATCGTCGTTGGCGTAAATCGCGTGGTGAAGATACCGAAGAATAATTATGACTAAGTTGAAACAGAAACCCGTTAAGGGAACCTTTGATGCCTGGCAATGGCGTGGGTTCATTCAATCTGAACATGATTTTGATTCAGAAAAAGTTCACTCAGAAGTTTCTCATTCTATAGAATACATTATGGATTTTGAAGTGTGGGCCAAGAAACATCTCAAGGGAAAGAAAATCACATATCGTGGTAATGATCTTGTGATAAAGGATCTTGATTACGGTGACAAGGTATTGAAGCCGGGGATGTGGATCGTGATGATTCCCGATGAGTATAACACTCCACAAATGAACTTCATGACTAATGAGCAAGTGAAAAGCTACTACGATGCGGATCGTCTCTAAGTTCAAAGACTTCTATGACTTCGCTTCTCCTTATAGGGACAGTGACGTGCGCTCCTTTTATTGGGAGCGTCACACACGTCAGGAGAGCGTTGAGCTCAAAACTCTCCAAAAGGATTTCAGCGTAGATAACAGAATACCGTACCACGGTCAAAATTATGCTGGCCTTCCTGAGTTTAGAGTGATTAATGGTTATCGCGGCAAGGGTAGTTACGAAGAAGAATTTGTTGTGGTGGCTAATGAGATAGTTTCTATTTGGAAAGATGTAGATGCATTGATCGACCATCGTCCGGCTTACTCAACACTGCCAGCATTCAAACACAAGAAATGGAACTCTTGGCGCTTTGGTGGTAGTATTAATACCTACCCTGTTGTGATGAAGAATACGTTTGCTAAGTTCAAAGAGTTCCAAGAAACATACAAAACGCCAATCCTCCATATCTGCGTCTTTGGTTCTTATCTGCAGATAAGAACCAATCCGAGGCTGATGGATTATGGTGTTCAACACAAACTCACTCCTTAGCAAACCTATCAAGAAATTGAAATGTGGTTCGCGAGCCAGAAGTATGATCGTGAGGAACCTATTCCGCAGACTGACAAGCAGAAAATTCTAACCCACGGTCTTGACCCTAAAACCAGCTTCAGGCATCCAATCAAGTAGTAATTCTGTTGTTACTGAAATTTGTCCCATTCTGTGTATTTATAATGGAGTAAAATTTGAAACCGCTTATCCACGCCAAGATTTCTGTTAAGAAATATGGTGGTAAGGTCGAAGACTACATCCCCTTGCATGATTTTTTCGACTCTAGCAAGGTCGCATATCCAAACATGAAGCACCGAGCGATCCTACACAACTCCTTCGGTATTTTCATTCTAGAGCGTATATTCGGAACCTACATCACCAACAGTGATGGTAAGATGGTTTCGGTCCGTGATATTGGTGAAGACCACGTCATGGACGATCTCGGCTTTATTCCAACGGTCGAGAACTGGTTAGAGACACTACCACTTGAAGGTTGGATGAGTGGTACTAAAAAACGCCGCATCGTTGAAAGGATCGATTAATGACAATCGCAGAAACACTAACAGAATTCTCTAAAGAATTTGAAGAAGTAAAAGCCGAGTTTACTGGCCGTGCACGTAAGATGTTCACTGCTTCTCTGAAAGATCTTTTTGAGAACAACCCCGATCTTGGTATGATTGAATGGGAACAATACACACCATACTTCAACGATGGTGACACTTGCGAATTTGGTGTGCACCAACCATTTTTCATTCCCGTTGATGTTCGTGATAGAACCGACGATGAAGATGAATATGATTACCGTTATGATTGTGGCATGGAAGAAAACGATGACATGAAAGCTGTGTCACGTTTCATCCAGAATCAAGATGATCTGATGCAATCACTTTATGGTGATCACGTGAAGGTTGTTGTCCGCCGCGATCCCAAAGGTATTGTGGTTGAAGTCGAGGAATTTGATCATGGTTAATCTAGATAAATTGATCGAGAACCTTGTTCGTATTGACGAGACAGGTAGGCCAGTTTCGGATCAAACGATTCTTACTGCGCTCATCCAGATTGCAAACGCGGTGAAAGAATTGAAGGAGCGTCACAATGGTGACAAAAACTAAAAAACCTCTTAAGCGCACACGCGCCTCGGCTGTGCGAAAGAAAACTCTGATAACAAAGAGGCCAACAGCACCCCCAAAGGAACTGAAAGCTGTTCCTGATCCTAAGCCAAAGAAACCGGCTAAACCCCCAGGACTTGTGTATTACTCGCTTGAAGGAATCAAACGATTTCAGAAAGCGCATCCAAACCACAATGGTGCTGTCGAAGCTTTGACGCAAGCCTTCTCTGAAGGTAAACGTCTCGCTATTCGTGATAACACCGGCGTCACACCAGACAAGTTTCCACTGATCTGGATTTCGATGAGTGATTATGTTGAGATTGACAACAAAGTAATCAAAGATAGAAATTACACACCAACAGAAAGTTTGTAGTATGAATAGAAAATGGAACCTGCGGTTTCTCGACATGGCAGACTTTGTTGCCAATTGGTCTAAGGATCCTAGTACTAAGGTTGGTGCTGTAATCGTTGATTCAGACAAACGTGTTGTTTCTGTTGGATACAACGGGTTTCCTCGCGGAGTAAATGATGATGAAGAAAGATACAACGACAGGCCTCTTAAGTACAAGCTGGTTTGTCACGCTGAGCGTAATGCTCTTGATAACGCTCCCCTTAATGTTTCTGGATGCACGATGTTCGTAACTTTCCCTGCCTGTAATGAGTGTATGAAAAGTATTATACAAAAAGGCATTAAACATCTTGTTGTACGAAAAACAGATAGAGAAGATAATTATAATTGGAAAGAGGCTATGATGATGGCTGAAGAAGCTGGTGTTACGATAACGTTTGTTTAAATTTACAATTATTGAAATGCCATCTGAGTATACCACTCTTATTTCCTTCTTTGTTGCAGTTGGGGTGAATAATTATAATTGGTGTTTTGTCCAATAAACATACATACTGTTTGCCTTGTTTGTTAATAATGTGCTAATTCTTTTTTATAAAAAAAGAGATTCCAACAAGAATGAAATCATTCCCACAGATTTATGTGTTTGAGGTAGAGGTCGATCATACATATCCAGAAGTTCACAAGTATTTTATACATCAAACAGTTTTTGTGCGATACATTTTTTCTTCTAATGAGAAACCAAATAAAGTGAAGTATCAACCCGACCCTATGGTCAAAGAAGATGCGCGAATAGTAGAAGAACAACTAAAACGTATTGGTGCGAAGGTGAAAATAGTTCCCTCGCGTTCAACTTCGGGTTGACATTTAGAAGCTAACATAGTATACTGAGAGTTCAAATAGCGAAAGAGTATGCATGGGAAGTTTTTACACCAACGTTAGTCGTCAATCAAACAATCTTTTGGTGCGCGGTGTTGATGAAAATGGACACCGATTTAGTCGGAAAGTTAAATACAAACCTTACCTCTTTACCCCACAACAGGGACCAGTGGAAGGTGAATACAGAACCATTGAAGGGAAACCCGTCGGTAAGATGGAATTCAATTCAATGTCTGAAGCTCGCGAATTTCTTAAACAGTATGATGACGTTAGTGGGATGGATATCTATGGTCTCACCGACTTCACATACCTGTACATCAACGACCACTATCGTAAGCAGATTTCCTACGACCCAGCGCTGATTATCTCTGTTGGTATCGACATCGAGGTAAGTTCTGAAGGTGGCTTCCCTGACATAGCGTCAGCAGATAAAGAAGTTACTGCGATCACCCTTTCACACAAGGGTCACAAATATGTCTATGGTCTTCCACCATCATCCTGTGCGGATTACACCCCGCACGGGCCAAACATCACATATCACAGCTGTAAGACTGAGCAGGAACTACTCTTCAAGTTCATACAAAAATGGGAACAACTAAATCCTGATTGCGTAACCGGCTGGAACATCGAGTTCTTCGATATTCCGTATCTCGTTAACCGTATCACAAAGGTGTGTACGCCGGAAGATGCTAAGCGTCTGTCTCCGTGGAAAACTCTCCGTGAATACGAAGTTGAAGTTCGCGGTAGAAAGAACCAAGCTTTCACGCCTGTTGGTGTGAACGTTCTTGATTACATCAACCTCTATAAGAAATTCACATACACCCAGCAAGAGTCTTACCGTCTTGATCACATCGCGTATGTTGAGCTTGGTGAACGTAAGCTGGACTTCTCAGAATATTCCAACCTAGAACAACTCTACAAAGAGAACTACCAGAAGTTCATCGAGTACAACATCAAAGACGTTGAGCTCATCGATCGTCTTGAAGATAAGATGAAGCTTATTGAGCTTGTCTATGCCATGGCCTTCGATGCCAAGATCAACTTCGAGGACACGCTTGGTTCTGTTAAGCAGTGGGACGTTATTGTTCATAATTTTTTGCTTGAACGTAAAATTGTTATTCCGCAATTTAAAGAAAAACAAGTAAATAGAGAACTTGTTGGTGGATATGTTAAAGAACCAAAAACAGGATTAAGTAAATGGGTAGTATCATTAGATTTGACATCGTTGTACCCCCACCTGATCATGGGATATAATATGTCACCAGACACTTATATTGGGAAAGAAACAGAATTTCCATCAGTTGACGAATTGATTAGTGGTAAATTTCCATCTCCAAGAGATTATTCTTATGCCGCTAATGGAACTTTTTATAAAAAAAACGTTGAAGGATTCTTACCAGCTTTGATGAAATACAACTTTAATATCAGAGCCGAAACAAACAAAATTCTTAAAGAAAAAAAACTTATCCAACAACAAATTATTGAAGAAAAAAAACACAGAAACCTTTGATTTGAATACTCTTTGTTGTATAAATATAACGAGGAGAAATTTATGAATTATCTAAAAACTTATGTTTCGATTTGCCAAAACGCCAAAAAAAGAAAAGCGATACCTGATGTATATTACGAAAAACATCACGTTTTTCCAATTTCTATATTTGGTAAAAACAAATTTATCGTAAAGTTGACTTACAGAGAACACTTTATAGCACACAAATTATTGTATTTTGGGTTCAGAAAAAAATATGGGATTAGAGATCAAAGAACTAAAAAAATGGCTTACGCTTTTCATATCATGGTTCATGGAAAGGGTGATACTTCTAGAAATCTTATAATATCTTCAAATCAATATAAATCTTCAAGAACAGCAGTTTCTGACGCCAGAACTGGATCCACCAGACCTGATATGTTTGGGAAAAGATATTTCGGGGCTTCTGAAGAAAAAATTAAAATAGCAATAGAAAAAATAAGATCTAAAAAGGTTGGAGTTTCAACAAATTATCCAAAAACAAGAAAATCATCACCATGTTCAGAAAAAAAAGCAATGGCTATTTCAGCATCAAGACAAAAAACTAAAGAAAAATTTATAAAAATGGATACAGATGAATTCCAAACATGGATTTCAAATTGTAAAAATGTTGCATCAGATGGTAGGAAAAATCCTAATATCTCGAGAGCGATAAAATGGAGAAAAGATGCAGGAATTATCTAATCTAACAGATGATGAATTATTAAAACTTGAAGAAAATAATAAGAAAGAAATTTCATCTTTAGACAACAAGCAAAAGGCTCTTAAGATTAAACTAAACTCAGCATACGGTGCTATCGGAAATAGGTGGTACCGTTGGTTTGATGTTGATCTTGCAGAAGCGATCACGATGTCTGGTCAGTTGTCAATCCGTTGGATTGAAAAGAAACTGAACCAGTACTTGAATAAGGTCATGAGCACAACGAATATTGATTACTGTATTGCTTCTGACACTGACTCCATTTATCTGACACTTGATGCTCTGGTGGCTCAGGTTATGCCTGATCAGAAAGATGAAGTAAAGATTGTCAAGTTCATTGACCGCGTCACGAAAGAGAAACTCGAACCATACATTGACAAATGTTATGAAGAGCTTCGCGAGTACATGAACGCGATGGAACAAAAGATGAGAATGAAACGCGAAGCAATCGCGAACAAGGCCATCTGGAAAGCCAAGAAAATGTACATCCTCAACGTCTGGGACCTTGAGGGAGTTCTCTATGATAAACCGAAACTGAAGATGATGGGTATCGAAGCGGTTAAGTCTTCGACACCGTCAGCTTGCCGTTCGAACCTGAAGAAGTCTTTTGAGATCATTATGAATGAAACAGAAGAAGATCTCCATAAGTTCATTGCGGAGTTCCGTGAAACCTTTAAGACTCTTCCGTTCGATGAGGTAGCTTTCCCTCGTGGTGTGAAGAACATCGAGAAGTGGGAAACGAAGACTGGCTTTGCTTCAGGTACACCTATCCAGGTTAAAGCCGCTTTGGCTTACAACGCCATTTTGGATAAGAAGAACCTGGCTGGTAAGTATGAGAAGATCACTTCCGGTTCGAAGATCAAATTCGCCTACATGAAAATGCCAAATCCATTCCAGACAGCAGTGCTAGGTTGTTCCTCGGCCATGCCTCCAGAGTTTGGGCTTGAGAAGTACATTGATTATGATACGCAGTTCAACAAGAGTTACATTGAACCGCTGAAGAGTGTGATCAGCACGATCGGCTGGAACACCGAGAAAATTGCTACGTTGGAAGACTTTTTCGCATGAGGAATAAAAAAATGGCCGGGCCAGAAGATACAATTAAATTCGACACCTCTGAAGACTTCGGTTTCAGTACTATGGAAGTTTCCGCGATCAGGGCGATTCCAGAAGTAACGGGTGATCTTAAAGACAATATCGGTAAGGCCCTTACCGCCGAGTCTAAGGCGAACGCACGCACTAAAGATATGTTTGATGCAGTCATGCCTCTGCTGAATAATCTCTTAAAGGACGCGGACAAAAACGCTTACATCCATTGGCCGAACCGTGCCGAAAAAATTCAAGCATTCAAGCAAAAACTTCTTGAGATTCGCGACAGAGAATGACTTGACGTTCCCCGATAATGGGAGTATAGTAATGAACACGATAAATGTGAAAGGTATTACATGGGTAGAAAACTAAATACGCAGAAGACAGATTTTCTGCGTGATCTCATCATGGAGTTTCCAGATGAGAATACTTCAGTTGCAGCGGACGGTGTTGCCGCAGCTGAGTTTAGTGGCTGGGTAGACACGGGCAGCTACGCGCTGAACGCTGTTCTGTCTGGTTCAATGTATGGTGGCATCGCTGATAACAAATCCACCGGGTTTGCTGGCGAGTCGGCAACCGGAAAGACCTTCTTTGTTCTTGGGGTTGTGAAAGCATTCCAAGACAAGTATGATGATGGTATTGTTATCTATTACGATACAGAAGCGGCTGTGACTAAGGCCATGATGGAGTCGCGCGGTATTGATACGAAACGTGTGGTGATCTCTGAACCAGAGACGATCCAGAAGTTCCGTCACCACGCTCTTAAAATGCTTGATGCTTACATCAAGACAAAACCAGATAAACGTCCTAAGATGATGTTTGTTCTTGATTCGCTTGGTATGCTTTCTTCTACCAAGGAAATCGAAGACACCGAAAGGGGTGCTGAGACCAAGGATATGACGAAACCTGGTATCATCAAGGCAGCTTTCCGCGTTCTTACGCTTAAAATGGCACGCGCCAAGGTTCCGATGCTTGTGACAAACCACGTCTACGCCGCCATCGGGGCTTACGTTCCAACGAACGAGATGTCCGGTGGTTCAGGTTTCAAGTACGCCGCATCGACAATTGCAATGCTGTCTAAATCGAAAGACCGCGATGGCAAAGACGTTATTGGTTCGCTCATCCGCGTGCGTATGTATAAGTCTCGTCTCTCTAAAGAGAATCAGATGGTCACAGTTAAGCTGTCCTACAAGACAGGTCTTGACCGTTACTATGGGTTGCATGAGATGTGTATCGAGGCTGGTATCTGGCAGAAAGCTGCTAAGGGTGTCAAGATCGGCAACTCCGGTTACTTCGAGAAAGCCATCTATAAGAACCCTGAAAAGTTCTTCACTCCTGAAGTTATGGAACGTCTTGAGAAGTATGTGAATGCGACATACAGCTACGGTGGTGGTTCAACCGATGAAGAGCTTGACGAAGAAGTCGACGAGGTCTTCGAGGAAGAAGTCAAGGTCAAAGCCAAGCGCAAAGTTGTCGCAAGAAAGAAAAGATCCTAAATGAGACTCGAAAACGTCATCTTCTCAAATCTATTGTTCAACGAAGATTATGCCCGCAAGGTCATACCCTTCTTAAAGGGAGAATACTTCTCAGACAAGACTGACCAGATCGTTTTCGAGCTCATCGATCAACACGTCCATCGTTACAAGGGCTTTCCATCGCCGGAGGCTCTTGTAATCGATCTACTGAATAGGTCTGATCTTAACGAGAACCAGTTCACCGAGGCAAAGGAAGCCATCGGTGAGATCAAGAAAGACGACATTGAGGGGTACGATGAGACCTGGCTTCTCGATAAGACAGAGGAATTCGTCAAGGACAAGGCGCTGTATAATGCGCTGATGCAAGCTATTCAAATTGTTGATGGGGACAAGACAGGTGAACGACTTTCCGCTGGATCAATCCCCCAGCTACTGTCTGATGCTCTGGGTGTCAGTTTTGATACCAACATCGGGCACGATTATCTCGTGGATGCAGAAGAACGTTTTGACTTCTTTAGTCGCAAGGAACACAAGATCCCATTCGATCTTGAGTACTTCAACAAGATCACCAAAGGTGGGGTTTCTAAGAAGACCCTGAATATCGCGCTCGCTGGTTGTGTTCATCCGGACACAGAAGTAAAAATTAGATATTGGAAGAAAGAGTAAATCCTTTTTTATACCCACTTTTTAAATATTCTTCTATATTTTCTGGTTTAACTCTTGTTCTAGTTGTTCCGTTTGTCATACAGATCATACCCTTTATTGCCTTTCCACCAAGCGAGGCATGATGTTTCCAGTTATCAGGATTATGAATACCAGATTTTCTCTTCATTTGTGTCGCTGATCCCTTTTTACCGCCGAGTGACGCTATTTTTGATCTGACAATAGGATCAAATGTTCCTACTTTATTTTTTCTTTGTACATTAAAGCTTCGACTCCTCTTCCAGCTAGGATTATTTATCTAATGATTACCAAAAAAACAAAAATTTCTGAAATAAAAAAACTTCTAGACGACGGATATGTTGTTGAAATTGACTCCCCTGATGGTTGGGTTGGTGTTAATTATTATGTAGATAAAGGCGATTGGGAAGAATATCTGTTAGAATTAGATGATGGTAAAACTGTTTCTGTTAACAAAAACCATCTTTTTGAGACAAGGACAGGTTGGAAATTCGCTAAAGAGCTTATTGGAAACCCAAAGGAAATTTTAACAGACAACGGGTACGTTATTGGATTGGTAAGAAAAACAGAAAAAAAGATTCCAATCGTAGACATCAATGTGAATCATGTTAATCATAGATATTATGCTAATGGAATTTCTTCTCACAACACAGGAGTTGGTAAATCTCTATTCATGTGTCATTGTGCCGCTCACAACATTATGAGTGGTCTTAATGTCCTGTATATTACACTAGAGATGGCGGAAGAGCGTATTTCTGAGCGTATTGACGCGAACCTCCTCGATATTAAGCTGGATGATCTTGTCCAGATGCCGAAAGAGTCGTTCCTCAAGAAGATCAACCGTCTCCGCAAAAAGACCGACGGGAAATTGATCGTCAAAGAATATCCAACAGCCTGTGCCGGTTCAGCCAACTTCCGCCACTTGCTTAACGAATTGGCTCTGAAGAAAAAGTTCAGGCCAGATATCATCTACATTGATTACCTGAACATCTGCGCAAGCTCGCGCATTAAAGCAAGCGCAAATGCCAATTCTTATACATATATCAAGGCGATTGCTGAAGAGCTTCGTGGCCTGGCAATTGAGTTCAACGTTCCAATTTTCTCTGCTACTCAGACCACACGTGGTGGTTATGATAACAGTGATCTAAGCCTGACTGATACTTCTGAATCATTCGGTCTGCCAGCAACAGCAGACTTCATGTTTGGTCTTGTTACCAACGAAAACCTTGAAAAACTAAACCAGATCCTCGTGATCCAGTTGAAGAACCGTTATGGTGACCTCAACTACTTCAAGAAATTCGTGATCGGTGTAGACCGGTCAAAGATGAAATTGTATGACACAGAACAATCAGCCCAGGAAGGACTCACCGATGCAGGCGTAAAACGAGATGAAGAAGACGACACCCCTACGTTTGACCAAACAGATGCAGGTCACCGTATGAATGACGATCCCGATTACCGCAAAGCAAAGATGAAGGCCCTGATATGAAAAAGCTTCTGGACGTAGTTAAAGAGAAAACTGGCGCTGGCAAAGTCAAACCTGAGCTCAAAGGCTTCGGAAAAAGCGAAACTCCTCAGTTCGTGTTAAAAACATTTAATGAAATTATGGCCAATAGGCGTCGCCTCAGGCGTGTCAAGGATGTATAAATAACTACTCTGGTGGAATGTGGTGATGGTCTATCGATTCGCTCTAGACTCTCAGCGGCAAGCGTTCTCTCTGATCACAGAGGACGACGGAATAGACGAGGTAGCCGATTAGTCGGTAAGTGGGGTTCTTCTCGTTACACGTACCACCAAAGCAAGATGGGGGCGGCTCGAAAGGGTCGCCCCTTTTTTATCGTTTACGATAAAAATCATCCCGATCGGGAATATTTGGTCCTGGAATTATCGTAAACGATAAAATATTCCCGATCGGGAAGTTTAGCCCCTGCAGCGGCTAGATCGGTTTTAACCCCTGTGGCGGCTAAAAAAGTGCTTGACTTTCCTGTGTAATGAGAGTATACTGGTTGTTACGGTTAATATCTTAGGATTGATATAATGCTTACTGTTCAATATCAAGATAAAGTGTTAAAGGGGGGACATTATTGGTATGATTGTATGATAAAATAATTCGTCAAAGAGACAAAGTCTTTGACTACGAATACAAATAATGGTTACGTGATGTAACTCAGTTTGTCGATATCATTGAAATCTCAAAGAAAGAACGATAATGAAACCGTATATGAAACTAAGACTTCAGACTGAGGATCCTCTGGATGGTAAGTGTCCACCCAATCACCGTTCTCAAAAGAAAGGTTTTCGTCAAGCTGTTAAGAAAGTAATCAAACAGTTGATAGATCCAAACAACCCCGATAATCCTCCACATTCTGGAAGACAGAAAACAAGATTAGGATAGATCATGCGTATCGCTTACATGTCAGATCTCCATCTGGAATTTGGCAACCCCATTCTCCCGATGAACAAGAATAACGCTGATGTTCTCATTCTGGCTGGTGACATCTTTCTCGCAAGGGATTTTATTGATCAGAATCCTAAGCGTCGGAAACTGTATACTAAGTTTCTAACGCACATCGCGGCAGAGTTTCCGATTGTAATCATCATCGCCGGCAACCACGAGCTTTATCGTTGGCGCAAAGAAGAGTTTGATCTGCACGGTTCATACTTGGAAATCCTACGGAGGGAAACTGCAAAATACAGCAACATTCGTTTCCTTGAGAAGGAATACCTTGACATCGGAGATGTGAGATTTATCGGAGCCACATTGTGGACAGACTTCGGTAACGCGAATCCTCTGATCATGGAACAAGCTCGCCTAGGAATAAATGATTACCGTACATCATTCTACACTCCGAATGATACATTACTTTGGCATCGTGAGAGTATGGACTTCATTCGCAAGTCTGTAAGCTCACATAAGAAAGTAGTGATGATCTCGCATATGGCTCCGAGTTTTATGTCTGTTCATCCAATGTATACTGGGCAAGTTATGAACTCAGCATTCGCTACAGAACTCTTTGAGTTTATTAGCGACCATCCGCAGATCGTTGTCTGGTTCCATGGACACATGCACCACACTATCGATTACACAATTGGGAACACAAGGGTTTTAACAAATCCATACGGTTACCATCATCATGAAGAGAACAAGAGATTCGATAAGAATATCTTTGTTGATTTTGAAGGAGACTTAGGTGTCAAGGAAGTCAGTGAGCATTGAGATTGATATTGATGAGCATCAAGCACATCTGATATTGTTTAATGAACTACTACACGAACGCTCTTTGCTTAAAAAGCCAACCTATCGTGTTAATAATAAAGAAGAGTATCTTGCCGCCATTGAAGTTGAGTAGAATACCTGTGTTTGTATCCTTTCGACCATACCATCTTATCATTTTACGTTCTAGAGCAAAGGCTCCAAATTCAGTTAAATTACATTCAAGAAAAACAATCTTAGATTCATCATTTTGGTCTTTTTATTGATCGTTGACGTTCATATGCTCTGCGTCTTTTACCTTTACCAATGTAATAGGGTGTCCCATCTGATTTCCTCAGATAAGCATAGACGTAATAAATATTGTTCATGCTGGCCTCCTGTAAGGTTAGAACCGGTGGGATTGGCGTCCGCGACCGGCCTTTTTGTATTTACCCAGCCCGTTTATTAAATATGATTAATAATCAACAAACCCCTTCATCGGAATGGTTTATTAAAAACATTTAATGAAAAAACGACTTTACGACCGTTGACAACTGCCGCAGTTCAGGTATACTGATTGAACTAAGGGAAAAGGGCGCAGCGAACTCAAGACGCCACCGGAATGGACTTAAATTCCGGGACTACTTTACCCGCCATTGTTTGACATTGCAAGATATTGACGGTCTACCGTTTAGGTATACCTTGGAGCGCTCTGGGATTTAAGCCCAAGCTGCCAGTGATAAATGTTACCTTTGTGCGGTAACGCTCCAGAATACGACTTGCTCATTTTAGAGCGTTCCTATCTGGGAACGTTCCAATGTGAGCAAGGTGAAATGGAGAATACTATGACAGCTATCTTACCAACCGGTCAATACATCAATCCTCAGAAGCCTGAGGACGCGATGTTCTTTGACCCAGGTCAAGTCGCCTACATTCTTCAAGACGGAAAGAAATTTCGCGTCTGGACATCGTACGGCGACCTTGGTGAAGGATGGAATATCGGAACCTTCCACGACGGTTACCATGATAAATCCAGGGTTTACCTTGGTTCCTTCAGGGTGATCGGCAAGGCGGTGTTCGCGACCGGCGAGAAAACTGGTACGATCCCCAATCGAAAACTGCCCCACGGCGTTTTCAAATAGACTGCAAACCCCAGGCTCTTCGGAGCGCTGGGGTTTCAGCAGTGCAAGAATGGAGAAAATTGCATGTTTAACGTTTCTGGCATGACCCTCGTTGGCCTCCTTGACGAAGTTAGCGACGCGGTCGAGAAAATCCTCACTGAGGACATGACTCACCTGACAGACGTTTGTCCGCTCGGACTAGATAACCGCTGCAACTACAGCGGCATCTGGATCAACGGCGACTACATCGTGGTTAAGAAAAGCGAAAAACGCGTGATGGAATATTACGGCGGCTTCGAATATGTCGACCGTGACTACGTCACCGAAATCGGCGACTATGTGATTTACTCGCGCGAAGATGGTCGGGTCGATGACCACATCTTCCGCTGGGAGATAATGGACCTCTCTGAAGAGGAGAGGGATGCGAAGCTTGAGGCTCGTCAAGAGCGAGAAGATCGCGAACGCCAATATCGCTAACGGCACTGAACCCAGCAACAAAGGTTGCTGGGTTTCAGCGTATGAGGAGACCAATAATGATTATCGAAAAGAAACAAATTCAGGAAATGCCGTGCGATGATACGGGTCGTGTTTTCTGTTGTGAAGCCTCTGAGATTGGCCTGCCACCCGGCAGCTGGCCCGCTCGCCTGCGCGTTGACCAAGACGTCGGCAACGGTCGCGACCTCATTTGCTATGGTTGGGCAACGGATGAAACTATGTTTTATGTCCAGCCTAACCAACCGGGTGAAGTCGACGGTATCGAACTTCACATCCTCAACGACTAGGAGAACCAAACATGCTTATCACTCGTAAATCTATGCTCAGCGGTATTGAGCGGGCGCGCGACATTCCTGCAACCCAGGAAATGTTCGACCGCTATGCGGCTGGTGAACTACTTCAAACCGCTTTCCTCAGCCTCAGCGCTGGCCAGCGCGAGTTCATCAAAACCGGCATTACCGATGAGGATTGGGAAGGGCTCTTTGAAGAAGGCGAAGAGCTCAAGGACGAACTGGACGACAGCGACCGCCAAACTGAGCATGAGCTCTACGAAAAAGGTTGGCGCTAACTCCTTACCCCGCTACGTCGTAGCGGGGTCAAGGCGTATGTAAGGAGAACTAAAATGGATTATGTGGTTGACAACGGAGGCGAACGCGCCATCCCCTGGGAATACAAACAGGAGGAAACGCTTCGTCCTAATCCCTGCGATACCTGCAAGTTTGCGGCTCGCTGTGAGGCTAACGGAACGGACTGCTTCGCTTTCCGCCGTTGGACGCATGACGGTAACTACAACGATCGCCAGATCGACCGACTCACGCGTCCCTTTGAAGTCTAGGAGGCTTCATGGAACTCTCTGAAAAACTTGATATTAAAGACCTTGCCCACGAGATGACTATGTGGCGCAAGGACCCAGGTCAGCTGCGCTTCGGCCAGCGGATCTGGAACCTCTATGGAAAGCCGGGTCATTCGTGGCCAGAGCTTTTCTATGAGAAAAACGAAATGGAGGCATACAGCCTCCTGCTGGCCGCGCTGTACGTCAGGCGCGACTTAGCTAGAGCCTAACCCTTTACCCCGGTGCAAGAGCGCTGGGGTAAAGCCGTAGTGAAAAGGGTATATTAACGATTTATCGTTAATCAATATGGAACCTTTCTCCGATTTAATAAAAAAGTTTCAAAGTCCTTTATCTGGTGGTTGCTTTTTCTGCCAGTTCAGGTATACTTATGAGACTTGAAGGTAAACCGGCGCAGCGGACTAAAGACGCCACGGGCCAGAATTAAGGACCCGGACTAGGTTAAGCCGCCACTGTTTGACATTGCAAGAGATTGACGCGACCTCCGCTTAGGAGGCGCAACTACTGTGAAGGTAGTCAACTTTACTACCTTCACATCTCCGACTGTTACCCCTACGGAAACCCGTGGGGGTTTCAGCACGCCTGGCACTTAACGCCAGGTGATGGAAAATACCAAATGGCTAACGCTCGTGTTGCTCGTGCTCGTGACCTTGTCACCCGTTTCAAACGGATCAAAGCGGCAGTGATCGTGACCGACACCCTGCTCGACACCTACTTCACTCGTCGCGCTGACGAGATCGAAGCGTTCAACGAGGACCTGGCGGTAACGCTCACGGTCACGAAGGACGAAGTGATTACCGACATCAAAGCGGTCGCAGCCAAAAAGGCTGCGCCTGCGAAACGCGCTACTCGCCGTAAAGCTAAGTAGTTGCCTCACCCCCAGCCAAAGTGCTGGGGGCACAGGCGTGTCCAGTATCCTGCTGGTGGAGAATTGAAATATGAAACGCGCCAAAAAACTTAAAGTCAAAACCCCGGTCTTCACGATCAAGCACAAAAATACGTGCAAGGGTTCGATGATGGAAGGTGTGACTTTCAAATTGACCTACGTGCGCCGTGAGGACATGGAACGCTCGTCGGCCTACTTGACCGAACTCGGCGTCGACCACAAAGTGATCGAGCCTAAGCTCGCGGCCTAAGCCTAATGACCCCAGCGGAAACCCGCTGGGGTACAGGCATTGTGAGAAGAGGAGATTTAATGCTCATACGCAAATCTGCTGGCATCATCCTGATTGCCTGTGGTACTGGACTGGCCGCCATCTCCGGCGTGCTAGCCTATGCGGGATTTGAGAGTCAAATCAAAATCCCGTTTGCTGGGTGGATCGGACCGTTTACGGCTGCTGCGGGCATTGCCCTCGGCATCGCTGTAGAAAGCGAAATCCGCCATCGCCGCTGGGTTGCCGCAGGCATCCTGGCCGTTCTTCTCGTTATTGCTGGCGGTCTTGACCGTCACTCTGGCGAGTTGGCGCTGGCGAATAAGGTTGAGGAAGCCGGTCAGGCTTTCTCTGACCGAAACTCCACTTATACCACCGCTGTCGGTTCTAAAGCGGCTGCTGAAAAGCAGATCACTGACCTTGACGCAGAACTCCTGCTGATGGTTGCTGAAGATGCTCCGACGATCAAAAAAGCCCAGCTTCGGCTGAGCTCGCTTGGTTACTACGACAATAAAATCGATGGCGTCCGTGGCGGAGACACCCTCAAGGGTATGAACCGTCGCGGTGCTGAAATCCGCGCGCTGCTGGTTACGGCGCGTGATGAATTGAAGAAAGCGACGGATACGGTCGCTGCGGGAGCTCCCACTGCGGAACTCCCGTTTAACCTGGCCGACGCTGGTCTCTACGCCACGTTGATCACTGTTCTGTCGATCGTGCTGGCCTTCGCGGGTTCATACGTCTTCGCCGGTTTTGATAAGCCGGTTGATATCGACAACGAGCTTGAAGAGCTTGAAGACGCCATGAGCGGCGTCGAGGGCGAAATCTTCGAGCTTGTTTCCTTCATGGATGAACAGAAGAAGCGCGCTGGCTCTAAAAAGCGTCGCTAACGTCCTTAACCCCCAGCCAAAGTGCTGGGGGTTTTGGCGTGTGTAACATGGAGAAACCTACACATGACGACCTACACGACTTTCAACAAAGCCACTCTCGCCACGCTTCGCAACGAACTCAACGTTGTGCTGCATAAATTTGGTCAGGAGTCTGGTTTGATGTTTACGATCGGGAACATTCGTTTCGCTCCCGATGGTTCGACGATGCATACACGTCTCGATGCCCACGTCAAAGGTGCTCTTTCGACTGAGTCAGTTCAGCTGGGTCAAACCCCGGCGCTGATGAAGGTTTTGAAAGACAACAAGATGGGTGACACCTTCCTCTCTCCGATAAGTGGTGAGATCACCCTGCTTGACTATCGTCCCCGTTCACACAAGTACCCATTCATCGGGAAACGTCGCGACGGCAAGCGGTTTAAGTTCTCGTTCTCGGAAGTTCTGGCGGGTCAGTCCCCGGCCAAGATGCTCGCGGCAAAGAAATAGCCTACTTACCCCAGCCGCCCGGCGGCTGGGGTAGAGCCGTAGCCAGAATGGAGAATTTAACATGGCCCTGTCTTACAACGTTGAAGTTCTTGAGAAATTCAAAGCTCTCGCCATTCAACACCCCGGCCAGCTTGTGCCAGGTAAGACTTTCTACAGCAACGGTTATCCGGCTGAGTTCACTGTGACTCGCCTTTTGACTGAAGCTGAACACGACGTCGCTTTCGGTCTTTCTGAAAGCTCGCGCGTGCGGTCAGCCGACACAATTGAGTTGCGTTGGTTCGGCTATATGGTTGATGGCTTCAATGGTGAGAAACACGAGAGCTACGTCTCTATGTGGGATCGCAACATCGGCCAAAGCTACAACCCGTGGCTGATTTTCGCCGACAAAGAAACGCTTGAAGCGTGCAACAAAGAGTTGATCGTCACCCACTACACGTCTGAAAAAGACAAGCGGTGGGAAGAAATGAACGACAGCTACATGGACACTTATCCGTATGACGAATATCCGGATGAGCCGATCGATCCGCTTGAAGATGCGGATGGCCTTGACGACAGCGACCGCCAAACTGAGCATGAGCTCTACGAAAAAGGTTGGCGCTAACTCCTTACCCCAGCAGAAACCTGCTGGGGTACAGGCGTAGTGAATGGAGAAAATCACATGGCTGTTATTATCGACGCTACTTACTCTGACCTCCACAAGGACGTCTACGGCTTCCGGCCGCGTGGCGTTAACTTCGAGACCCAGGAAGAATATGACGCGGAATATGAGCGTCTTGTTCGCCAACTCGATGTGGTGATGGAGGACGAGCGGCTCGCCAAAATCCGCGCTGTCAAGACTGTGAAGGATCGCCTTTGTGGGTTGATGCGTGATCACGGCATCGACGGGCTCACCGCTCTGCAGTGGGACTACGATGCTATGGGCTGTGACGGCTGGTACGGCTGGGAAGACTACTGTTACACAACCGGGATCGGCTTCGCGCTAGACCGGAAGATGTTCCGCCTCGGCATCAAGCCTCCGCTTAAATTCCAGCAATTTAAGTCGTAACTACCTTTACCCCACCGGAACCAGGTGGGGTTTTGGTGTGTAAATTTTAGGACCATTAGCTCAGCGGTTAGAGCTCCCCGTTGTCGGCGGGAATGTCGCCGGTTCGAATCCGGCATGGTTCGCCAATATCGGTACTTCTGCGCGAGGCGGAAGCTAAGTCACTCAGTAAAATGCTGGGAGCCGAGTAATACTGGGATGGTAAAGTGCGGGGTCCTGCACAGTTGGCCTGTAAAGCCGATCCTTAAATGGGAGTGGTTCGAATCCACACTCTCCCACCAATTTCCAAAATCATTGAACCCCAACGGAAACCTGTTGGGGTTTCAGTGTGCAAAAAACAAGGTCCCTAGTACCACTCTATAAAATCTTCGAGCGTTCTTCACGATAGAGAGAAGAACTGGGATGGCAGGGCTCGCGTCCTTTACTTGTTTTTTGTATTTTGCTTTAACAAGGAACTGATTATGAGAAACCACCTTATCGCTATCGCTTCAATCGCTGCACTCATGCTTCTTGCTTTGGGTGGATGCGGTAAAGATTATTCCAGTGATGGCACTTCGCTGTCTTTCTGGACCGACAAAGCCACCGGCTGTAACTATGTGGTACAATCTCAAGGCGGGATTTACCCACGCCGTGGCTTCCCGGAACCTGCCGCCTGTAAGGACTAGTGAATGAAGAAGGTATCTGAGATGCCTTGGGACGACCCCGATTTTGTGGCGGCTATGAAAGTCGCATACAGAACGGGTTATAGTAACGGTGAGCACGATGGTGTCACTTATTACGACAGAACGTCTACCTCGCGCGACAGCTTCGCAGATTTTATGCGTGATGCAAAAGACGGCTTCGAAGATTAATTAAAAGAAACCCTCCAGTTCGCTGGAGGGTTTTTCATATCCTGATTGACAAACCTGCCAAAAGAGGTATAATCAATTGTCCACTGTGAATACGAAGGAGTAATTATGATTCACGATCCACTTGGAAGCGAGAAAACCTTGAGGAACAGCGATGAGGTTGTTCAGAAACTCATTGAGTTGCGGGATGATCTTTGGAGATGTCGGAAAGTTTTGTCTTTTCCCGAAACCATGATCGCATTCAAGATCAACAGCTGTCTGTATCAACCAAAGGAAAGGTCATGAGAACGGAAACATCTGTCTTGGTTGAAAGCATCGAATTTATCAGAAATTTTTCAACCCACAAAGGTTTGCTTAAGATCAAATACAAAGACAGAGACAACAAGGAAATTATCTTTGTCGGCGGTATGCATGCACATGGTCTTTTGTCTGAGAGTGAAGAAGGAAACCATTTTCAATTATTCTTTGAACAGGTAAAGTCATGATCTACATCCGCACCGCCGATAAGATTTCTCAGCCGTTCACTATTCCTCTTTGGTCCAAGATTTTAGCCACACTTTTTGCTTGCTATTTCGTCTGGATCACGGTAGAATACGTTAAGATGGTTTCAATGGAAAGTGAGATCGCACGTCTTGAGGTTACCACAGCAGCTAAATACGAGTTGATAGCTCGCCTTGAAGATACCAAGGTTGTGCTCGACGAAGCAATTAAAAATCAAGATCTTGTGATCGAAACGGCCAGAAGGATGTACACAGATGAACTCTCAGCTATCCATTAATTGGAAACTTGCTCAAGAACTCGCAAGCGAGCGTGATAAACTCGACGCTGATCTAACCAGCCTACAGACAGAGTTGCGTCATCTTTCTTCAACTGTAAATCAGAAAATTGCCGCCAAGGAATTGGTGTTGAGCAAACTGAATCGCCTACAAGAAGAAACCAGCAAGCTTGTTACTACGGGTGAGTGGGTTCTGAAAAAACCAATTAGTCCTACGCCATTGAGCGGGGTCGCCACTGGTTCGAACTCTGCCCTTATTTCTAAGACCCTTAATGAGAATGTGATATGGAATTTCGTGAAAGAAACCTTCGTGAAAGCATGGAATTTCTTCTTCAACAGGCCCAAAAAGGTAAACCCGTCTGTAACGCCAGAGTCGCCGCTGGACTCCTCTACAAAGGTGAGCTAATTGCGGTTGGGCGTAACAGCTTAAAGAGTCACCCGTTCCAGAAACGGTTTTCAAAGAACGAAGATGCCATATTCTTACACGCCGAAAATGATTGTCTCATCAACGCCATTGGAGTCTATCCTGGCGTTCTTGAAGACATGCCAAAATGTAGCCTCTTGGTCGCTCGATCTAAGAATGGTCCGACCGGTTGGACCTCAGGTCTTGCAAAACCGTGCATCGGCTGCCAGCGGGCCATCGCCCACTTTGGTATCAAGCAAGTTTATTTCACAAGCGACACGGGAATAGAATGCCTGTAAACTATGAAGTCAGAGTTTCATTCCTTCAAAGAATGAAGAAGAACAACGAGTTTCGTCTTGAAGAAATGATCTCTTCACCACACTCTATTCCTAGTGAATTGCGTTCTCAGTGGCGCGAAGAACAAACCCGCGACTCAAAGTTGTTTGATGAAATTATCAATGATCTTTCATTGCAATCTACTAACTGTTATGAATGTGGATGCGAACTTCACGGTCCATATTGCCCCAAATGTAATGAAGAGGACTTAAAGTGAAGAATCAACTTACACCATATCGCCCTAGACTAACCATCAAAGAACAGATCAAGAACAGGCTTGCCTTGTGGGCTTGGTATCTTGGACTCAAAGATTTTAAGGATTAAACATGGGATACCTAACGAGATACAGTCTTAGTGTTGATTACATGGGCACTGATAAAGAGAACATGTACGAAGAAATTGAGAAGGTAAAGTCCGCTGTAATTCCTAATGATTATGGAACTATCGGGGCTTTGATTGCTGAGGGAATGGAATGCAAGTGGTATGGCCACGAAAAAGATATGCGTAAGATTTCTAAACATTTCCCGAAGATTCTTTTTGTTCTAGAGGGTGAAGGTGAAGAAAACGGCGATATCTGGAAAATGTATTTCCTCGATGGTAAAGCCCAACGCTGTAAAGCGATCCTCCGTTTTCCCGCCTTCGATGCAACCAAGCTTACATAACTTCTTCGAGGACGATCGTCCACCAGCAGAAATAGAGCGCCAGAAACGCATCTGTGTTGCGCTATGGGCTTGGGCTTACGAAAAGCATTCTGATCCTCTTGTGAGTGATGCTAAATTCGACAAGGTCTGCTCTGAAATTGACACCAAAGTTGATACTGGTAACAAAGTGCTGGATAACTTCTTCAAGAAGAAATTTGGACCGGAGACTGGACAGTGGGTTCACTCTCACCCTGAGAAGGCCAAACTAGAAGCTCTATATCAACGCCTAAATTTTTCTCGTGTTCTACATACAATTCAACAAAGGATGTCTGCTTGATGCGGTTTGTTAATGGCGAATTCTATCTTTATGGTGGAAATAATCTAATCCGTAAAAGTAGCGGTGCTACAAGAGAAACTCTCTGGGAATGTGTGGCAGTTGGAGCTCGCTGGGCGCTTCTCTACTTTGATGGTCGTAAGTGTGACACTAAAGAAACAACTGTAGCTGTGGAGCATGGCGATGTCCTTTGGAAAAAGGCGTAAGGTTGATAAACCTCAGATCCTGCATCTGAAGAAACATTCTCTTAATGCGATCCGTGCTGGAGAATTAGTTGTTGAACCGTGTAAGAAGAAAATCAAGGATGGGCTTAGTGCGGTCCATAAGAAGATGTTCTTCAACACCGCTGTTCTCCACATTCCAGCAGAAATTGACTACCTGATTGTTCAGACCATTGAAGGTATGGGTTATGAACAGAAGGACGTTCGCGTCGCGATGCATGAGGGTCTTCAAGAACTACGGTTCGAGATCTTCCCACCAGAATCAGTTTAGGGCGTATAGCTCAATTGGTAGAGCCGCCACCTCATAAGTGGTTCAGTGCTGGTTCAAGCCCGGCTACGCCTACCAGCAAAGGAAATGAAATGACTGCAAATACAATTATCATAGACCGAGTCAAAGATGGCATGAGCGAAATGGCCGGTGTCGCCAAAATTGTTGGTGGTGCTAAAGAAGAAGACCTGGATCAGTTCTTCAAAGAACAGGCTGCTGTCAAGAAAACTAAATAGGTCAAGAAAACTAAAAAAGGTAATTTAGCGGGACTGGTAAGATTAGAGTTGCGGGTCTGGGATAGATGGATGTTCACCGGTCTTCCAAACCGAGAAGGCGAGTTCGATACTCGCGGCCCGCTCTTTGAGAGACTCCGAAAGTATAAATAGACTGTGATAGTCGCTTTCGGAGTCTCTCGTGTTCTTTATTGTTTACAAAACAACCAACAAGATCAACGGTAAGTGTTACGTTGGATCGCACAAAACTTCGGATATCGACGATGGATATCTTGGCTCCGGTAAGTACTTGAAGCTGCTATAGCCAAACATGGTTCTGATAATTTTGTAAGAGAAATTCTCTTTCAGTTTAATAATCCGAAAGACATGTACGCTAAAGAAGCGGAAATTGTCAATGAAGATTTTCTGATGAATGAAAACATTCAGAAGAAACACTTCAGAAAATGCGGTCCGCGCGAGCCAAACGAAACCTGAAACAATGAGTTATTTTGATATGCCAAAGACATTTGAACTTAAAGCTGAATATGTTGTAACGCGAAAATTCTGGCCTCGTACTCCACAGGCATGGAAAGCGTTCTGGTGGAACCCGTGGCGTTACTGGCGTTCCCATGTTCTCAAAGAAAAAATAATCAAACGTGGCGCTGAGCAAATTCGCAAAGACATCGATGATCGTATCATAATGGAGAAACTATAATGGTAACCGAAGTGCAACCCACACCCAAGCAACGTATTATCGCCGGAGTAAAGAAAACTCCATCCAAACGTAAACCAAAGGCCGATGTTAAGTATCCAGACGTGTCTGTCCAGCTTACTGGTAAGGATGGAAACGCCTACTCTATCATCGGTGAGGTTAACCGGGCTCTCCGCCGTGGAGGTCATGTGGACGCTCTGGAGACCTTTATGGCTGAGGCAACGGGAGCTAAGTCCTATGGTGAGTTCCTACAGGTTGTCATGCGTACAGTGAATGTGCGATGAATATCTCCGGTGGAAAATTTCCTAAAGTAGACCCTATCACCATCTTGACGATGATTGCGTTTGCGATCGCTGGTGGAATAATTGGGTGGTTGTATTTCGGAACCTTGTTTGATGCGTAATATACTAGAGTACCCAATTACACCACAAGAGTGTATTGATTTTCTTGAGAGAATCAGACCTCAATTTACCTATGAAGCTACTAAGCGAATAGGTGGTCACGATGGGCTTCTGATTGATTACATTCAGAAAGCTCTAATGGACAAAATTATTTTTGACCAAGCAATGAGATCGTAATGGATATCCAGAATTTCAGATTTTATCTGCAGGATGCAACCAATTTTTTCAGGGTGCATAATTACATTCTAAAGGAAGATGTTGTTGAATTCAAGCCACGATTCTTTGATTTTATCTTTGATGAGATCAAGAACAACGAGAAGATTTTCTATCTCAACGAAAACCATTTTGTTGTGAGAGTTGTTGTTGATAAGAAGGATGCAACCACAACAACGAATGCTGTTTTTAATGATCTTTTTAGATACTACGGTTTTCTTCAACTAAGAATCGGAAACGAATTTGCAAGATTTGCAACTGGAAAGGTTGGAAGAAAGAATCGATATACATTGAATGTCCATAATGGGTACACTACTAGTGTCCCTATAGCTACTCTGCTTGTGCACAAAACAAAAACAAAGGCGGTGATCGAAGCTACTATTATCACACCAACTGTTGTTGATTTTCTTAAGAGTCAAGGATTCTGTCACGAAGACCCTGAAGCTCTTGAGCTCATGGGAATTGATGATGTGGTTCCTGTTGTTGATGAAGCTGTTGGTATCAAAGAGCAGGCTTTCTTGTCAAGACGTTTCATGTTTGATGAAATTATTAGTTGTGATGAAGACGGTAGTAACATTAAATCCGCTTTGGTCACTAAGACAGCCAGAGAAATTCTCGAAGAGTATTGGGGTTTCTGGAGTGAGCAAATGAAAAACAGAGGTAAAGATGACCTTATCACTTTTGAAAACTGCATCAATGACTACTGTACTGAGAACTGGGCTTGGGAGGTTGATGCAAATGGCAACAAAATATAAATATGTGGTCATAGGAGATCGCATATGAACGATTTACTAATCTTTGCACTTATCGGTGGTGTCTTAAACCGCTTCTCTGGGTTTACTAACATTTCTTGGTTGCCAGGTAGAAACGTTTACTACGCTATTCTAGTAGCAACCGCTCTGACATTCGCACTGTTTGGATGGCAATGGGCTCTAGTTATGTTCGCTGGATTTGCTCTTTACAGAATCCCAGGCTGGTACAAATCGCTTGATATGGGAACAGTTGGTGGAACCTTGAAAGGTGATGCCGGAATCATGTTCCTCAGAGGATTGATGTTTGCTCCTCCTTTCTTGTATGCCGCTTACCTTTCTTCAGACTTACTGCCAGTAGCCGTTCTTGCTGCTGCTTCCGTCGGTGCTGTTGTGTCATACATAATCGGTAACCATGTTCTTGGGAAATTCATCAAGGTAGACCCTTTCTGGTTTATCGAGTTCTTTGCTGGCGCATCCTTCGGTGCAGCGCTCGGTTTCGTCCTTCCAAACCTTAAATAAAGTTAATAAAGAAACGCTTTACAATTCAACCAATTGCAGGTATACTGGATCTGATTTGGAGATTCAGATGCCTGTGATGGGTTTCAAGAAGAAACGTCCTGTGGGACGCCGCAAAGCTCTTAAAGGAATAACCCCATAATGCCTGCCGTATTTCTAACCGCTGACCCACACTTCGGTTATAAGATCTGAGAAATTATAAATATTCTCTTCGGAGAATGTTATGGGTAGACCTAAGAAAGAAAGAAAAAACACTAATTGCCTTGTTTGCTCAAGAACCTTTGAAGTGTTTGTCTCTCAGCAAAGAAAATATTGTTCAGTTATTTGTTACAATAAAACAAGATTTGGAGAAACTAATTCCAATTTCGGAAAAAGATGGAATGAAAAACAAAAACAAAAACAGAGTTTGTTAGTCGAATCAAAAGTAGATGAAGCTTACAGAATTAAAGTTGGTTCCGCTAATAAAGGAAAGAAGTTTTCTCAAGAAAGAATCTTTGCTATGCATGCTAACAGAACACCTGAATCTTATGTTAGACAACATTCAGAAGAATCTAAAAGAAAAATTGGAGAAAAATCTTCAGCTAAGTTTACTGATGAGTATTTACTTAAGCAGAAAGAAAAATTCGTAAATCTTGGATACTGGTTAAGTGATAGCGAACGTAGTGATTTTGAGATATATCAACTACATTCCAACTGGAAAACCAGTATGTGGGATTTAGTTGAAGATTCAAAAAATCTAAAATCAGTTGGTGTTTTTAATTCAAAATCTAACAGAAATGGTTACGTGAGAGATCACATTTTTTCAAGATTTGATGGATTTAAAGCTGGTGTTTTTCCAGAAATATTACGACACCCAGTTAATTGTCAATTACTCACACATAGTGAAAATTCTTCTAAAAAAGAAAAAAGTTGGTTGACAATTGAAGAGTTGTATAGTAAGATAGAAAAATATAAAAACAATTGGAAAGAACAACAATTTGTTCTCAATTTAATATCTGCTTGGAAATCTGGTGCTAGGTTTTCTGCAGAGGAACATAGGAGGAAATCAAATGCCAGCCGTTTATCTGACAGCTGATCCACACTTTCGGCCATGAGGGAGTTTGTCGTTTCATGCGAAGCGATGGTGTAACCAAGCTGCGTCCTTGGGACAACGCTGCTGAGATGAACGAAGCCATGATCAAAAACTGGAACGAGACTGTTCGTCCTAACGACAAAGTCTATGTTCTGGGTGACTTCGCTATGAATAAGAACGCGCTGCATGCAGTAATGCCGCGTCTGAATGGCGACAAGGTTCTGATCAAAGGTAACCACGACATCCTGAAACTTGAAGAGTATGTGCCTCGTAGAAAAGAAAGCGGATCGGCACAAGAACAAGAGATGTTTGATATCGAGTACGAGAACAAAAGACACGTGTATTTCCGAGATATCCGCGCTTACCACGTGATGAATGGTCTGATCCTGTCGCACATTCCAATCCACGCAGCTTCGCTGGCTCGCTTCGGATGTAACATTCACGGCCACCTGCATGCCAACGAAGTTCGCAAACCGCGTGGTGTTGATGTTAAAACTGGTACTGTTCTGTACTCAAATGAAGTAGACCCAAATTACTTCTGCGCAAGTGTTGAACACACAAACTTCACACCGATCCTGTTTGAAGATGCGATGAAACGTATCGTTGAACGTGGCGGGACCGTCGGGTTCAAGAATACCAAAGAAAGAGATATGTGATGTCCGCGCAAGATGTAGAGAAAAGATGCCGTTCTCTGAATAGAGAAAAAGGTGCTTCTGCCTGCGCGAACCGGAACCTGATCGTTATCCCAGACCCGTGTAATCGTGGTGGGAAATACGCGGTTCTTTTCTGCTCAATGCTTGGCCATACGAACGGCTGGCCTCCTAATCACCCGAAGAGATAATGTCCTTCTTTCGCCTTTGCAAAATGTCAAGTCCTGGTTGGGAGAAAGATTTCCCAACTGAAACTGAAGCTGGTCAATACCTGCTTAAGTGGATTTGTTGTGGGTGTCGTGGAGTTGATGCTGATGGAAATGTTTCTAAGCCAGGTGATGATCCGGAAGCGGATGACTTCGGCTGCGCCCACGGTTCTGAAAACGTGCATGATCTACTAAACACGCCATGTGGCTGTGAATTTGATCTTGAGGAAATACCAGATGCTAACGACTACTGAGAAAATTCCGGCTCTGCTAAAGCTGGACCGTTCAGTAAAACTGCTGCGGTCGTCATTGGACGCAGATAAAGACAGGCTACCATGTCAATTTTGGGTAGCTGGTGGAGCCGTGCTAGCTGCGATTGCGGGTGAGAGAATCAATGATTATGATATCTTCTCCCCGCATCCGCAGCGCCTGATTGCGATCCTTGATGCAACCCCTGCTTACAAGAAAGGCAAGAGCGACGATGGTTTCTTCCAAAACTACACCGACCAGTTCGGAAACACCATCCAAATCATCACCCGCGTCTCTGTGGCCTCACCAAGTGTCATCTTTGAAATTTTTGACTACACTATTGTCTGCGCCGCCTGGGACGGTCAAACTTTTTACTGCCACGACCGGTTTTGGCAAGACGTGTCAACCAGACGCCTCGTCGTCAATGCACTCCCGTACCCGCTGAAATCAATGGAGCGTATGGCCAAGTACGCTTCTCGCGGTTACAAGCCTTGCCCGATTGGACTGCTGGCTTTAGCTCGCGCAATCAACAGTCTCCAAATCGACTGGAACAACCCAAAGGATAACGAGATCAGTTTCTATCCTGATGGGACACCGCGCTTCGCAGGAGTTGACTGATGACCTCATCAGGTAAAAAATACCATGACATGGCATCCTTCTGGATGGTGAGCGACAAGGTTCACCCAGAAGTGATTACTGGTGTGACCAAGGATTGCGAAAATCCTTTGGGGTGTCGCATTAGCTGTCGTGTTCAAGAGACTACCTGTGCAGGTATCTCTGACCATTACGACAAAGATGGCCGCATGGTCGTTAACAAGGGTAATCGCTTCACAGCGTACTTGTACTGTATGCACTGCCACAACGGTTGGGAAGTGGACCAAAACGGTAAGATCCTGACACATCATGATTACAAAGAGGTCATCCGTGAGCGCCAACTTAAATCCAGTACCCACTAACCAAGACATCCTTCTCTCAAACATTGAGTACATGTTAAGACATGTGCGTGATTGTGAGGGTGTAACTGAGCTTGTCCACGATGTTCTTGCTGAATTGGTTCGTGCCACCAGCATGTTTGGCAAGTTCAATTCCTCACACGAGGGATACGCGGTGTTCCTTGAAGAAGTTGATGAGCTTTGGGATCACGTCAAGATGAAACAAACCAAACGCGATCCGCAAGCTATGCGTTCAGAAGCTGTTCAATGCGCCGCGATGGCCATTCGGTTTGGTACAGATTGTTGCACCGAGGAAGGCTGTCGAAAATGACAATCGATAGGTTTGACGGTACGAAGTATCGCTTCTTAAGCAACTTCTGGCCATCAGAAGTTGTTTATGATGGTGAGGTATATCCAACAGTCGAGCACGCTTATCAGGCGGCTAAGACTCTTGATGTGAACGCTCGTCGAGCAATCAGAGAAGCATCAACCCCAGGTAAAGCCAAACGCCTTGGACAGAAAGTTGTCTACAGAGAAAATTGGGAAAATCTCAAATACACTGTCATGGAAGAGCTTCTTAAGCAGAAGTTCAAATGGAGTGATTCTGGTTGTGAGCTAGGTAATCTCCTAGAAGAAACCGGCGATCAAGAACTGATCGAAGGTAACACATGGGGTGATGTTTACTGGGGCGTGTGCGACGGTAAAGGTCAGAACAACCTAGGCAAAATCCTCATGGACATAAGATCTGATCTTCACCAACAAAGTGAAGACTGGTAAAGAACTAAAACTTCCCCTTAGTGAGCGTGAAGTCCTGCCAACCGGTGGGGCTTCACGCATTTGCAGTTCAATAAATAGCTGTAAGAGTCCCAAATCACCTGGAGCGAGCATAATGAAGCGTTTTTCTACATTCATCACCGAAAGCATCGAGGATGACAAAAACATCCCGTTAAAGAGTGAAGACAAAGGCCGTTTGTTTGAATACGAATCAGCCCGTCGCCTCCTAAGAAGCAAGAACCGCGAAAAGACAACGCCCGGAACCTTCCGTGAGAAGGCTTCTGCTGCAGTCAAAGAGATCGCTGATAAGGTTGGGCAGTTCCACCACGAGGTAATCAAATCGCACGCTCGGGACACAGCGAAGGCGGTTCACTCGTATCTTCAAGACAAGGGACACGTTGGTAATGGTCGCTCTATTGCCAAGATCTATTGGACTTCAAATCCGGACGACCCGAAGAAGCTCGCTAATAAGTATGGGATCAAAAACCCGGATAAGACAAAAGCTGACGTGTCAATCGTGACACATGAGCACTCAGACCCTTATGCTGACAAGAACCGCAAGGCGGTGGCTAAGGTTACTGACCACCAAGGTAAGAACCCAAGCCTTGTGAACATCTCGTTTAAGTATGGATCACAGGGTAAAGTGAACCTCCAGAACTCTGGTCTCAAATCGCTTGAGGCTCAATCTGGACACCACGGTCTGTATCAGAAGATGGCTGCCGACCACGACACCCGTATGAAGACGCTTGGATACAATGGTGTCAACTCTAAGAAATCCAAGAACTCGAATCGTGCTATGTGGGAGGCAGATGCTGCATCCCATGATCCAGCGCGACAAGCAAAGGCTAAGAAAGCCTCGGACTCTGCTGACAGCGTTCTGAAGAATATCGCCAGTGCCCACCGTCAAGCTCTAGGACACAAAAGTTCTGATGAGCTTGAGCAACACATTCGCAACATCGCTGCTCCTAAAACGGAGTATCCTGAGATCATTGTGCATGGACACGTAAGCGACAAGAAAACAAAGACCATTCGCGTTAAGAAAGACGGGAAGGTATCTGCACTACAGATTCCTCAGGTTACACCAAAGGTGTATGACGCTCAGGACCACGTAAACCAACACCTCGCTAAATTTGAGAAGGGGTCGTTGCACGTTGCTCAAGAGCAAGCTGGTTCAACAGTTGTTATCAAGGGTCGCGTAAACCAACCCGGTAACAAAATGCATGGCAAAATTTCCAATGTGTTCTCTCAAACCCTAAAGCGTGGGGGCACAGGTCCATTCTCAGGATTTGCATCAACAGCGCAGTTAGGATAATCAATGCTTCGTTATAAGAGCTTCCTCACCGAGTCAATCCGTCAAGGATTACCACACATCTCAAAAATGGACCACAAGCAACTCGGTGGTCTATTGAAGGGTGGGAAAATCCACTTTGACAAAACCACAGAGAAGACTGATGGCACGTCGTTTCTAGTAGGACACGACGAACATGGATTTTACACACAGTCTACTGGTTCAGGCAATGAGAAAATGCGCCAACCAGCTGATTATGTTGCTCGCGGCGCTCGCCGTGCTCTTGAAACTGGCAAGCCACATGATCCATTCATGCACAACAACTTCGCTCAAGCTCACGATGCCTTACAAAGTAACAAAGGAATAACCGGACACCTTGCTAGAGTGTATGCACGCCACGGTGCTGCTCAAATACGCGGTGAGTTATTCCACAACGCCGTTTCTAGAGATTCTGATACGACTCCTGGTGAGCATATGTATGTCGGCACATCATACGATAAGAAGAAGCTTAATGCCCATGGTAAGAAGGTTGGGTCTTTTGTCGTACACAGCGAGCTACCAGACAACCACCACGTAAACCCTGATGAATTGAGAACACACTCAGACGAACATCTTGGGTTTGAGCATGACATCATCCATCACGAAACTCCTCACCTTGATGTGTCGGATCTTGCTAAGAAGCATGCTGCTCTAAACCATGATCTTCTTGGTTCTAGAACTATTCCTTCTAACAAAGAAACTAAGATGAAAGAGGTTGGTAAGCACGAGGCAATTGCTCAAGCCGTTTCAGACCGTGTAGATAAACACCTTCAGAAGCATGGTGCGCAACCTAAGTTCGGCTCTGGCTCAGAAGGACTTGTTGTCCACCCAAGTAAGAACCCCGGAGCTCCACGTTTCAAAGTTACATCATCTGCATTCAGAACATTCAAGAAGGCTGGCGCTTCACTTGACACGCTAAGAGGTAAGAAATAATGCTGAAGTACAAACAGTTCCTACAGCTAACTGAAGGCGGAAACATCCAACTCGGTAAGAAGGGTGAGGGTGGCGCACAAGCTGCTCCTTTCGATAGTTCTAAGCGTGAGACAACTGCTCCTGATATTCATGCAGCACTTTCTGTTTTACATGACAAGGTACACAAACAACACGGTGTGCACATTTTCGGGCAGGACAAAGCCGCCCTTAGTAGTGGATCGGCTTTTCAATCAGGGTCCACATCATTCTTATTTGATAAAAATATCAGCCATAAAGACTACGCCGCCAAGGTTCCTAAAACCGGTGACGTAGACACACTCGTTAACAGAGACCACAAAGAGAAACTTGATCACACATTGAGCTCACTACCAGCCGGTACTAAGCTCGGTAAGACGACATATCTTGGATGGAAGAAAGGTGCCGATGAATCGCACGTTCTCCTTCATCACCCAGACCACGAGCAGCCAATCCAGGTAGACCTCAACCACGTCCGTTATGACGGTGAGCACCCTTCTGAGGGCTCCCAGTTCGCTCGCTCTGGAGGATCCCTGGAGGATCGTGGAAACGGCATAAAAGGTAAGCATCATAAGTGTTTAATGAATGCTGTGGCCAAAACCAAGGGTATGAAGTGGGGCCCGAAGGGTCTTAAGGGTGAGAATGATGCGCCATCTACGGAAGGCGATACAAGTCATGCATCTGTTTCTAAGAAACTATTCGGTGTTGAACACGAAGGAATCAAATCTTTCTCTGGTATCACAGGTCTTATTAAGAAACACATTCCAGCTGCACATCATCAAGCGATCTTCGATAATTACGCTAGTTCGTTCGCTAAAGAGATGGATGGTCCAGCCAAGCCTTCTCTTGATCATCTGCGCAAGCATCTAGGAGTCAAAGGATAATGTTATCATTCAAACGATTCCTTGCTGAAGTCAAGAACGAAGCTCACGTAGCCTCAACAGTTATGACTGGGGTTGATCCGCACACCCACATGGGTCACATCAGCGACCTTGGTGGTGTGTTGAAGAAGTTACCTGGCGATCATAAAATCTTTGCCATGTCAAGCAAATCAAAAGCTTTTCCTGATGAAGATCGTAAGAAGATCCTTACCAAACAAACTGGCGGTGGAATTGAACCTCTAATTGCACACGAGCACGATGATATTGTTGCACATGCTTGGAGTAAAGTTAAAGATCACCCAGGTAAAAAGGTTCTCCACCTAGTTGGTGGGCAAGACCGTAAGGGAATGGTTGATCGTCTTGTTGACAACATGAAAACGGGTAAAATTAAGAATCCAGGATTTGATAATATTAAGGGTCACACACCAACAGGTGCTGAACGTTCCCATGGTATGTCCGGTACAAAAATGCGTGCAGCCGCTGCCAGTGGTGATATGAAAACATATCGCAACCACCTTGGCACGGCTTTCACACCAAAAGAAGCAGCTGATATTATGGCTAAGACAAAGGAGTCTATTGCCGCTGGTACCACTAAGTTGAAACGTAAATAGACTAAATAGAGCATAAGTTAGGCCATTGGCAAACCTTCCACATAATCAGATCAGCCCGAGGGAACCTCTGATGACGAAAAAACGTAGTGACGACTTCCATTATCAGTCGGTTCCAGGCAAGACCAAACGTGCCTTCAATCTCAACAGATATCTTGAGAACTCAGATAAGAAGAGCGCCAAGAACACAGTTCTGTCAGGCGGCGAACATAATCCTGCCCCGATGCATCAGAGTGATGGGAAACGCGAAAAGATCGTGATCTCCAGCCCCGAAACCAAAGCCACAACGACAATGAAGATCAAAGAAAGTGTCTTCGAGCAAGAACAAGCCAAAAATCGTAAATCTGCTGAGGGTGAATACAAACGCTCGCACAAGAACGCCCTTGATTCCTCACGTGGTTATCACGTAGACAACCAGCGTTACAGTCATACCTACGACAACGCAGGTAATCATTTTATGCATGTTACAACGCATGATGGGAAATTCTCCACCAAATTCGCAGTACACCACAAACCAGATGGTGTGAAGCTAGTTTTGGCTGGATACACACACAGCATGGGTGAAGGACGTGCCCTTACAGTTGCTCAGCGACTGCAACGTGGTCGCCAGCTGAAACGTATTGCTCCGAAGCTTAAGAGAGCGGCGAAACGCGCTCTTACTCAATCCCCAAGCTCAAGCCGTATTTGGAAGCGCTCTGAGCGAGCCGCCCGCAACGTTCTGAAGAAACGCTTCTCACCAGTCAAGGGTGTCCCTTATGCCAAACTTACAACCACACAGAAGATCTTCGTTGACAAGGCGCTCGAGAAGCGTCAGAAGTTGATCCGTAAAGTGGCAAAACGTCTGCTGCCTAAAGTGCGACAGGCCAGCTTCAAGCGTCTCCAAGCATACAGAGCCGGTACAGGCCGTAGCCGTCTTCGTGAGAACGAAGCGTTCGAAGCAGTATTCAATCAACGTCCTCTCCCACAAATCGTAGAGTCAATGATCATTAATATGGGTGATCATCCAATGGCTGGCAGCCTAATGACTCTACTTGATCTTGCAGCTGAGAAAGATTCACCAGCAGTGAGATCTCTGAAAGAGAAAGCCGAAAGCATCAAAGTTCCTTTCGCGGAAATTCTCCAGGTGTACGCTGATGCTCTTCTTGAGTACAAGCGCACCGGATCAAAACTCTCGGGCGAGCAGTATGCATTTAACGCTGTGAATGTGTATGTCGCTGATCATAAAGCTCATTCTATCAATGAAAATTTTGAGAATATGGCCGAGAGCGTCTCCTTCAAATCACACGGTGAAGAAGAAGACGGACACCACCTTTTGTGGAAAGGCAAGAAGTATGGGGACCTAAAATTGGTTTCTAGTGGCATCTCACCATCAGATCACAAATACACTCTTCATAAATCAAACGGTGAGCCTGTGAAAAATAAACGCAAACAGGTTGTTGCTTTAACAAAATCTCAGTGGCAGAAACACCTACATCCTCATTTTGAAAAGCATGATGCTCTTAAGTCTATGAAGACTGAAGAATCTGAAACCGATACTATGGTCAGTCACATGATTCAAACAGTAAAAGCTGTTGGTCCGAAGAATGTAGCTGGTGTTGCTAGAGAATATGCAAAAATATCAGCCAAGGAAGCTAAAGAAAAAGCTTCTGGTGTTCTAACCAAAATTCGCGCAGCGGCAAAGAGGAAATAAGCTATGTTCGGTGATCCACTAGATAAACAATTTTCAAAATCGCTGCTAGATGCAGCACGTAAAGTCGGTGAAAAAACTGCAGCTGATGCTAAGACAGCTAAGGAAGAAAAAGAACGTTATTACGTTGATGAAACTAGCAGATACCCAATTGCGTCAGCTGCAATTGCAGCGGCAAGACGTCAAAAAACTCCGTCGAAACGTATTGATCCACGTGATCCAAAATCAGCTTTAAGTAGAGCTGAACGTGAGATGAATAGAAAAATCGCTTCTCGCAAAATGGCAGAAGATTCAGATCTATCTGAATCTGGTGTTAAAGATTCTCTATCAGGAAAAGATGTTGATAAAGCCTCTAGAGATTTTTCTGAAGTTTCTTATGCTCTAGATCACGTTAAAAATGCTAGAACAAACAACATCCTAGGTAAGCCTAAGAAGATCCAAGAGATCTTCGGCTGGGGTAATAAAAAACCGAAGCCTCTTGGTCCAGAGTATGCTCACGAAAAGACACGCTACTACAACATGGGTAAAGCAGCTGCTAAAGCTGGTCTGCCTCCGAGACCACCTACAACAGCCCATCCAGATCTAGTAAAGCACTATCATCTCGGTCATGAAGAAAATTCGTAATCCAAGTAACCGATAAATAAACAGAACCACTAATAAAGGAAGAAAACATATGCTTTGGGGTAACAAAGACAACACTGGTGCCAACACTGGTACGATTCAAATCTACGCCAACGGCCATGTCGCTGGTAATAGTACTCTGTTCACAACTGAGCTTAAGGTTGGGAACTATCTGATCACAAACAACACGAAGTATCTTGTTGTTGCGATCGCTAACACAACCGTGGCAAAGGTCCAAGCGGCGACTCTCGGCGCTGCAGTAGCTGCCGTAGATGCCGCAAACACCTTTATTGTGCAACAAGCTCCTGGCTTCGTTGCCAGTGCTGAGGTTGGCGCAAATGCTTCTGAGGTATACGGTATCGATGCTACAGAAGCCGCAGTTGCAAACGGTTCTCTGATTTCTATCCCAGTGTCATCACCGGGATCAGGATACACAGCTAATGCTGCGGTAACGGTAGGCGGAAACGGAACAGCTAACGGTCTTGCGAACTCAACAGGACGCATCTCAACTGTTAACGTTGTACTTCCAGGCAACAGCTACTCCTCACCACCATCAGTAACTATTGCTGCGCCAGCTGCTCGTTCCTTCAACGCGAACACATCAGTAGCTTCTAACGGCTTTATCGCTTTCTCAACTAACGTGTTCCAGAATGGTGATATTGCTACGTATCTTGTGGCTGCAGGTAACACTGCTATTACTGAGCTTGCTAACAACACTCCATATTACGTTGTTGGTTCAAACTCGTCAGGTGTATATCTTGCTTCGACGCTAGGTGGAACTGCCATTACTCTAACAAAGGGTCTTGGTGAAACAGGACACACCCTTACAGGTCAAACAGCTACAGCCGGTCTGCCAGTAATTTCTGGTCTAGCTGGTAAAGTTGCTCACGCTGGTTGGGTCCGTCGTGTTGTTGGAACAGGTGGACGTGCTGGACGTATCCAATATGAAACTCTTGTAGCATCCGGATCGATCTCTGGCGATGCTGAAGACACGGTAGCAAAAGACGCCTAAATTAAGTGGACCGGGTAAATATCACGCCCGGTCCATATCTTTCAAGGATAGACCATGACTGACAATTCCAGATCAAAAACAATTACCGAACTTCCGGTCTTGACTAGTTTTGATGCAAACGATCGCATCATCGTTCATGACTATAGCGCGAACACGACTAAACAAGCCACAAAAGCAGTTGTTCAAGTTGGTTTATTTTCTGGACCATACGCCAATGACGCTGCAGCTAACACAGCTGGTGTTATTGTCGGACAGCCATATTACAACGCAAATGGTGTAGTGTACGTTAGGTTACTATAATGGGTATTCTTAAACATATCAAGGCCGCGATGCGTACGAAGTCTCCTCAAGAGAAAATTGAGGGACAACTCCGTAGAGAACATGGAGTTGTGAATGGTCATAGAAACAAGCATCTTGATTGGGACCCAGAAAATCAAAAAGTCCACGTTCTAACTTCGAAGAAGCCTTTTCTGGCAGGAATACTTGCTGGTAATCGTAAACACAGTGAAGGTTTGTGGCACACCAAGACATTTCATTGGAATGACAACCACAAACTAACGCACACGCAAAACTGGACAGACCAAGATCATTGGCACAACCACGAACCGCCTATTCGTCGCATTGATGGTGTGCATCAAGAGAACGACAGAGTTGATCATATGCAAGAATCTGTGATCCAATTTCCTGGCACTTATAGATTTCGTAAAGGTGATCGCGTAACACACCCAAGTCTTAAAGGTGTTCATGTAATTTACAGTCAACCTGATGGTAAGAATGCTGCTATTGTTCATCCTGAAGGACATAAGCCAGAAACAGATGTCGCAAAAGATCCTACAGGATTCGCTGGATATAAGCGCGTAGATCTTAAAGGTTTGAAAAAGGTATAAGACTTGTGGATACGATTTATTCCAAGAGGTCCTTATAATAAACAAGTTGTTGTATCGTGATAGAAGAATTATCAGAAGTAAATTTTGTTATCTTTGCCGCGAAACACTACGATAATCCGCAGTGTCTCAGCACAGTTGAATTTCTAGAGGACCTTAGTCGATTTAAGTACCTCAAGAAACTCTTTAATCGGTATGATGAAACAGGTGAGCTCAAGGAACGCCTGATTCTGAATCACTTGATCGTGCTGTATAACTGTTTTGAGCATGAGACGACTAGGATGTTGTGGCTGAAGATGCCGGAATATGGTAAGTACCTGAAGCCTTTCGTGGTTTATCTAAATAGGATGCCAGAGAAGATCGAAGAGATCGGTATCGAGAAGAAGACTATCATCGCCAGTAATGTCGGCATGGATAAGAAGATCGTAGAAGCACTTAGGAGACTATAATGGAAGAAGCCTTAGCCAAGTACAAGTCTCGTCGCAAGCCGTTGCATCGTAAGATTGTGCGCAAACGCTCTGTGCTTCGTAATGGAACGGAGCTTCTTTCGTTCTCAGATTTCATGGCAGAATCAGAAGACAGACCTCTTAGCATCAGCAGTTGGCCAACAGGCGGACGAAACGCTCCGCATGAAGTGCGTTGGTTAAAAAACAAGATTTCTAATTTTGAACCTGAATACACTGCGTATATGAAATCTCGTGGTGAACGTCACGGAACAAAGCCTAAAGTTCATAAACACATTTTAGATTTAGAACGTCAAATCAAAGAACGTGGTGGTGTTCCTGACAATCATCCTTGGATTAAGCGTGATTAATGATCCACTGGTCCCACAATAAAGGCCATCTAGTCGTATTTCACGGGACGCACATTGATAACGTTCCGGAGATAATGAGGAGTGGTATCAACAACAAAGATCCAAAGACAGGCATGGTGTCTGTCGCTATTGGTTCTCATGCTCAAAACATCGCGCACGGTTATGCTGCTATGTCTGGTGAACACGGCTTTCGCCAAGCTGGCCAAAGAGTCACCACAGTACCACACGAACAAAGAGCTATTGTAACGGCCCATCTCCCTATGGATTGGGTTCACAAGAACGTAGATAGAAACTTCGGTGGGAATCCCACTGATGTTAGACACCGTCTTGCTGATCCAGAACTGCACATGCAACACGTCGTACATACTGGGAGCGACTTCTCTCCTACTGAGACACCTGAGCTCAGATTCAAGCAGGCAATACCAGCTAAATATATAAAAGGTTGGACTCAAAAGGGAAAGAAAATGAAGTCGTTTAAAGAATTCAGTGAAGGCGTAAGAAACTTTCCGATTGAAGATGGCGGGCCTTTCCACATTTATAGAATGGGTGGACAATATCTTCATAGATGGAAAAAGCACACGGATATTGGCTACTCTGATGAGAGTCGTGCAATTCGTGCTGCCAGAAAAGAATTCGGCGCCAGCAGAGAAGCCAAGCATCCTTGGAAAGTAATCCAACATGATGTGGATGAAGAAGTAGTAGCCAACGCGATGTCCGCGCAAGCTCCTTCAGCAATTGCAAATCCAAACAACAGAAAACTATTTGGTGGAAAAACCAGTTTCGTTCGAAAACGCATAAAACAAATTCGAAATGAACCCGGTGCTTCGTAAAGGATCATAAGATGAAGATTCCATGGTGGGTGTATCTTATGGCGTTAGCTGCGTTCGGGGGTGTTCTCGGCGCTGGCTATATGTATTTTGATTACACCCAAAAACAAATCAGCACATTATCACAAGATTTAGGGACACTTAAGGTCGCTAATAAGTTGCAAGACGAAGCGATTGTATCTATCAAGGAAGCCAATGCTAGCATTAAAGTAATCGCAGAGGCTATTCAATCTCAGCAAGCAGAATCAGAAGCAGCTGTGGTCGCCCTTGAGCGTAAGTTTACCAAAATTACAGTAGATGGACAACGTGATCTAGGCAAACTTGCCGAAGCACGACCAGTTTCTATTGAGCGTATTGTAAATGAAGGGACCGACAAGGTCTTCCGTTGTGTAGAAATTTCAACGGGTTCGAAGTTGTCTGTAGAAGAGAAGAAAGAATATGATGACACTGGCAAAATTCGCGACTGTCCTGGGCTTGTTATCCCTTAGTGCTTGTGCCACCAAGCCTCTGGAAGTAACTGTTGCTCCGATCGAAAAGCCTATCCTGCTACTGCCAGGAATTAGAGCTGTGGACATGCGTGAAATCAAATGGATGATTGTCACTCCAGAGAACGCCGTAGCTGTGTTTGCGGCTCTTGAGAAGAGTGGAACTAACCCGGTCCTATTTGCTCTGACGGATGACGGCTATCAAGCTCTTTCTCTCAATTTCGCCGACCTGCAACGTTACATTAACGATAAGAACGGAGCCGTTATCGGTTACAAGGACTATTACGAGAAGCCCAAAGACTAAATAGACATTACTAGCTAGAGGTTGACTATGCCGGATCTAACACCAGATCAAGACACTCAGGATGCGACAAAGAAGTCGCTGACCAACCTCATCGCGTCGATGTTAATCCGCTATCGCTCCCAGAAGGATGCGCCTGTAAAAGAAATTCTAATGTTGATTGCAGCATTAACAATGTTGAATTCGCCAAACGGTTCGGTTAACTACACCGTCGCGACGGCGAGACGCCTAATTTCTGGAACAGGAAAATAACAACATGGAGATGTCAACACTTCTTGAGGAAATTATGTGGTTTGGTTCGATGGCTCTTGTGGCGATCCTATCGTTCATATTCAGTTTTAAATTGAAGAATTATGAAACTGAACGAGCAGCAATGCCAAAGATCAATTTCACAGAAGGTAGTCGCCTTTTTCTAATCTTAGGAATAAACTACGCGGTAATTGCCATCGCATGTGCGTGTTTATCAATGTTCTCCGGGCCGGAAATTTTCGATAGAATTAGAATTATTCTCAACGAATGGTGGTTGCTTGAGCTGTTCATATTCTTTAATCTCATAACCTCTTATTGTCTGTACACAGCAATCAAGAGGGTCGTCGTGAATGTCTAATCTTATTGTAAGTATAGAATTGTGGATTTGGTTTCTGACTCACATCGGGGTCGGAGTAATGAATTATATGTTTCTCCACAAACTTCAAAGTAGAGAAGCTAAAGAGTATCCAGTCAAACTCGCCATTCCCAACATAAACTTAAACGTAGCTAAAAAACTGACCTTTGATTCAGGAACGGCACATCTTATGTACGCCGTTTTTGTCATTACTGGAATAATGTTTTTTGATTGGGTTGAAAAACCACTTTTTCAATCACAATTCATACCTGGAATTTTTATCTTCTGGAACATCAAATACATATATGATCTATGGATAGCAGTTAAAAGATACGTTGTTGTAATATGACATTAGAAGAATTTTTCCAGCTGGTTTCAACTTCGATTCCAACAATACTTACAATCGCAACTCCGATTGGTGGTGCAATTGTGTGGATTGTTGCAGAGCGTAGAAAATACAAGAAAGATCAAGCAGCCAAAGATTTAAGCGAAGCAGATCGCGAACGTTCTTACGCCGAACGTGTAACAAATCGTCTTAAAACTGCAGAAGAAACCATCGAACGTATAACGCTTGATCTTGTGGAAGAACGACTTAAACACAACGCTAGCCTAGTTCCATCTGATGTGCTTAAGACTATCGTTGACAATGACCCAGGTATCTCTTGGGTCAAACGCCGTGTGAAGGAAGGTCTCTTCCAGATGGTTCGCTGTTCTCAGGGATACGCAAAGGTTATTCTGAAGGGACCAGCAGAACTCTATGATGGAAAAACAGATTATGATATTTGGCCAAAAGAAACAGCGGAAATTTTCTCTAAGAACGATGAATCGGTCTATAAGACACAAGAAGGCCAGCATATTGTGGAACCCACACCTGATGGACGGTTTATAGGGCGCAAGTTTCCAATTCGCCTTATGGATGGACGGGATTACATCGTTGGGATCGGGGTTTATGAGGTTAATCCAACAGTTGTTGTTGAAGATAAAAAAGACTAAGAAAAACGCTTGCTTTCTCCAGCAAAAGCAGTATAATCACTGATGTGGTCACTATAGATCGGTGAAATATGTCTCAAGATAATCTATGGCTCGAAAACAAGTATGTGATGCTTGTATCGTCCCGATTAAGAAACTTCAAGAAAAAGACTGCTCTTCGCACGGTGTATAACTTCTCATGTCCCTTTTGTGGTGACTCTGAGGAGAATAAACGCCGTGCTAGAGCATACATATTTCCCAAGAAGGGTGTACTAAAGTATTTCTGTCACAAGTGTAACAAGTCCGATAAGTTCATTTACATCCTGAAGGAACTTGACCAACAATTGTGGCGTGAAGCTCTGAAGGATTTACTCGTCAACAAGATTAAGTCCAGACCAAAATCTAACGTCGAAAAATTTGCTATGAAGATGAAGAAACCATCATTCGTGAAAGGTACTGTGCTGAACGAGTTCACAAAGATCTCAGCACTCCCAGTAAAACACCCTGCGAAGCAGTACATAGTGAAGCGTATGATTCCTTCAAAGGAACACTTCAAGCTTTTCTATTGTGAGAAATTCAAGACATTCACCAATGCTCTGCTTCCGGGTAAGTTCGAACACCCGGAAGATGACGAGCCACGTATCATCATCCCATTCTTGGATGAAGACAAAAACCTCGTCGGGTACCAAGGTAGATCTCTGGATCCTGATGCTGAAATCCGATACATCTCAATTATGCTTCAAGAGGATGCGGCTAAGGTCTATGGTCTTGATACGGTGGATAAGTCAAAAACCGTGTATCTCACAGAAGGTCCGTTCGATGCCATGTTCCTACCTAATTCAATTGCCGCTGCTGGTGGTAATCTAACTGCGACAATTAGCTTGACAAAAATTCCAAGAAGGAATATAGTAGTGGTCTACGATAATGAACCCCGCAACAAACACATCGTTAAGCAGAACAAGACTGCTATCGAGCAGGGGTTCAAAGTTGTCATCTGGCCGGAAGGCTTAGAGTACAAGGATATCAACCAGATGGTCCTTGCGAACTACTCACCGGAAAAGATCCTTGGTATCATCCAAGAGAATACCTTTGCTGGTATGGAAGCCTTACTCATCCTGAGTAAACGTAAGAAGTGTGATCTTGATGAAGGAAAAAGACACTTCTTTCACAGAGGCAACCACTACGATATCAGATAATTCGAGCATCCACTTGCAATAGCATCGGGTGCTAAACTTGTTACACCAAAAGAATTAGTAAGAAAGATGATCAAGAAATGAATGACGATGTTCCGTTCTACAATCGCCACGACTCCGTCTACCATTCCCTCCTGAAGAAAATCCTTCATGTCGGTGTGCGTCGTAAGAACCGCACCGGCGTCGATACCATTGGTATCTTCGGTGAGCAGATCGAGTTTGATCTGAAAGACACATTCCCGGCTCTGACAACAAAGCGTATGGCATGGCGCGCGATTGTTTCTGAGCTCATCTGGTTCCTGCATGGCGATCAAGATGAACGCTCGCTGGCTTCACTGGTTCACGGCATTCAATTCGGTGATCAACAACAACTTGAAGATAGCTTTGCAACGCATCGTACAATCTGGACGGACAACGTTGAGGCTGACTACTGGGTCAATCGCAACAAGCAAATGTATGTTGGTGATGCTGGGCGCATCTATGGTGTACAATGGCGCTTCTGGGAAACTTTTCGCAACGGCCAAGTCGAAACGGTTGACCAGATCGACAACCTCATTGAAGGTTTGAAGAAAGATCCGTATGGTCGTCGTCACATTATCAGTGCCTGGAACCCAGGTGAACTTGACAACATGTGTTTACCGCCTTGCCACATCCTTGCTCAGTTCAACGTAACCAATGATGGTTACCTTGAGTGCATGATGTTCCAACGTTCCGTGGATACGTTCCTCGGCCTTCCCTTCAACATCGCCAGCTATGCTCTTCTGACTTACATCATCGCGGCAGTTACTGGGCTGAAACCCGGTCGACTTATTATGTCGCTCGGTGATGTGCACATCTACGAGAATCACGTCGATCAAGTTAAAGAACAACTACAACGCGAATACCGTGCCGAGCCAAAGCTAATCATCCCATCATTCGATAAAGGTCTACCTGTTTGGTTACCGATGTACCCAAATGAGTTTGTCCTTGTGAACTACAACCCACACCCTAGCATAAAAGCCCCAATGGCTGTTTAAGGAGAATATCATGATCACCGAATTTCAAACCGCATACAATGTTGAAACAACTGAACCTCTATCTGGGGATGTTTTTGTTACAAGCGCGTATCTATACACGTATCCTATCAACATCAATTTGATTGTTCGCCGTAACAGTTCGTTTTCTTCGCCGCCTACTCGCAAGAATTAAGTCTCGTTAATAGAGGCAATAAGAACACTTCTCTCAATAAATAATACTTCATCCAGCCAGTAGGATTACCCCATGAAAGACTACCAACGAGTTATCGCAGTCTCACGCTATGCACGATGGTTGGAGGATGAGAATAGACGCGAGACTTGGGAAGAGACAGTAAAGAGATACTGTGATTTTGTTATTCCTACTGGCGCAAAGTTTAGCGCCATCCATCCAAAAATCTACGATGCGATTGTCAATCTTGAAGTGATGCCTTCGATGCGTGCACTCATGACAGCCGGACCAGCAATGGCCCGTTGTAACGTCGCCGCTTACAACTGCTCTTACCTACCTATTGATAATGTGCGTTCGTTCGATGAACTGATGTACATCCTGATGTGCTTCCACCCAGACACACTTGTAACAACAAGAAACGGTTCGATTAAAATATCCGAAATTTCTATTGGTGATGAAGTTCTTTCTTTCGATGAACCAAAAAAAGAATTTGTTTGGAAGAGAGTAACAAATGTTATTAAGACCCCATCAAAAAATATGAAAAAGATGAAAATTACCCTAGAAAATGGAACTGAAGTTCTTTGTACACACAACCATAAATGGTTAACTTCCAACAGAGGTTGGGTAGAAGCTTCTAAACTTTCTCTTGAGGACGATTTGGTTTCTCCCAAATTCCACATCTATAAAATTAGAAACAAAACAACAAACAAGGTTTACGTTGGATATACTGGGAAAAAAAATGCGAAGGATAGATTCTCTGAACATCTAAAAGAAGCCTTTTCGGAAACTCCAAGATATAATTCTCATCTATATAAAGCTATGAGAAAATATGGAATTGATAGTTGGGATATGACAGTTGTTGATTGTGCTTATTCAATAGAAGAAGCAAGAGAAAAAGAGAAACGGTATATTGTTGAATTTGATTCTAAGAAAAACGGATACAACTCAACTGATGGTGGTGAGGGAACTTCCGGATTAAAGTGGACTAATGAACAAAAAGAAAAAGCATCAAAAAACGCTTATGTTAGAACTGATGAGCATAAAAAAAGACAAAGTCTTGTTCTAAAAAACAACCATTCTAAGATAAACGAGACAAGAAAAACTGAAAAATATAAAGAAGAACAAAGAAAAAGAAATATTGGTGAAAATAATCCTATGCACGGATATGTTTACTCTACAGAACAACGAGAAGTTAAAAAGAAACAAGCAAGTGAAAGACTTCGCGTTAATGGGAGATTTGCGTAATGCGTATTTCTAAAATAGAGTTCATTACAGATCAACAAGATTATTATGACATCACAGTCGAAGACACACACAATTTCCTTCTTGAAGACGGCACAATTGTGCATAATTGTGGTACGGGTGTTGGTTTCTCAGTTGAACGTATGTACACTGACAAGCTTCCGGTGATTGCGGAACACTTCGAGAAAACAAACACGACAATTATCGTTGGTGACTCTAAGTCTGGATGGGCTCGTGCCTTCAAAGAACTACTGGCGCTTCTTTATGCAGGCCAAATCCCAGCACTTGACTACTCAAAGGTTCGTCTCGAGGGTACTCGTCTGAAGACATTCGGCGGACGCGCCTCTGGTCCAGAACCACTTAAGCGTCTCTTCGAATACTGCATTGAAGTGTTTAAAGGTGCTGCTGGTCGCCGCCTCCGTCCACTTGAAGTCCACGACATCTGCTGCAAGACAGCGGAAGTAATCGTTGCTGGTGGCGTTCGTCGCTCAGCCCTTATCTCCCTCTCTGATCTGAATGATCGTGAGATGGCAACCTGCAAGAATGGACAGTGGTGGACGACTCACCCTCATCGCGCTCTCGCCAACAACTCCGCAGTGTATAATGAGAAGCCAACAGTTGGTCAATTCCTTGATGAATGGAAATCACTTTATGAAAGTAAGTCCGGCGAGCGTGGCATCTTCAATCGTCAAGCATCAAATAATCAAGCCCTTCGATCCGGTCGTCGAGACATCGATGGTGTTCACTTCGGGACTAATCCCTGCTCTGAGATCATTCTTCGTCCGTATCAATTCTGCAATCTTACTGAAGTTGTAGTACGTGCTGAGGATACTCTTGAGACGCTAAAGCAGAAAGTAGAACTGGCCACGATCCTCGGAACGATCCAGTCAACCTTCACCGACTTCAAGTACCTACGTAAGATCTGGAAAGACAACTGCGAGGAGGAACGTCTGCTTGGTGTGTCGATGACAGGCATCTTCGACAACCCAAAGGTTGTTGGATGGATGCTTGAGCTCAAGGAGCATGCTGTCAAGGTAAATGCTGAGTGGGCTAAGAAGCTCGGTATTAACCAGTCGGTAGCTATCACTTGCGTGAAACCATCTGGAACCGTATCACAGCTTGTAGACTCTGCATCTGGTATTCATCCACGTCACTCGGAATACTATCTCCGTTCTATCCGTGGTGACAACTTCGATGCAATGACGACATTCATGAAAGCTCAAGGTATTCCGAATGAGCCTGATGTAATGATGCCAAATAAGACCACGGTGTTTTACTTCCCACAAAAATCACCAAAGGGCGCTGTTACTCGTCACGATATCACCGCTCTAGAGCACTTAGAAGTCTGGTTAGAAGTGCAGCTTGCGTGGTGTGAACATAAACCATCTGTAACCATTAACGTTGGTGAGGATGAGTGGGTAGACATGGCAGCATTTGTCTACAAGCACTTTGATCAGATTACCGGAGTTGCCTTCCTGCCTCGTGATGATCACTCTTATCAACAAGCACCTTATCAGGACATCGACAAAGAAACGTATGATAAGTGGGTTTCCAATTCACCTAAATCAATTGACTGGGATAAACTTCGCGATTTCGAGAAGGAAGACCAGACAACAGGTTCGCAAGAACTAGCCTGCTCGGCCGGGGGCTGTGAGGTTACAAGCATCTAGGAGACTTCTATGTCGCTGGGGTTAGAGTTAGGTGACTTCATTAGTATATTAAAAGAACCGGATTACGATTTCTGGAACAACACATATGCTACTGAAGAAACAACCGGAAAAGTGTACAAAGTGCACCAAATATCCCAGAACTTAATTAAGAAAACTTATCGTTTGGCATTAGAAGATATACAAAAGCCTGGTTCCATTGATTATTTTGAGTTGGTGGAATCGAAAATAAAAATACTTCCAACAACGAAAGATGGTGGCCCATACTCAAAAACCCTAGCAGGTGAGTGAGGCTAAAGATATGCGTGTCATAAATATGTTTATTGATAATTTGAAAAGACACCAATAAACAAAAGGGGAATACGCGTGGGACACAATAAGCATTTCGGACATCTCCGTGGAGGAGACAAAAAGGTTTCTTCTGCACAAGTATCAGTTGAAGCAAAACAACTCTCAAAATCACTCATCGAACAACTACAAGAAATTCTAAACGAAACAGATTCTGACATTGCTGCGTTTAGTGCAGAAATTTCAGAAACAGAATCAGACTTCGCAGCTATCAAAGCAGAATTTGATGGTGAGCTTGCTGTTCTGAATGCAAAGAAAACACAACTATCAGGTAAAGCCGCCCAAGCAGCGGCAGCGATTGCATTCCTTTCGCCACCACCATTAGTTGTTGACGAGGTAATTCCAGTTGAAGATACATCACCAGTTCCATTACCAGTTGAAGAACCGGTTGTCGTTGAAACGCCTCAAGAACCTGTCCCAGCGCCAACACCGGTCGAAGAAACTCCACCGCCAGTTGAAGTTGTGGAAACAAGTGAGTCTACACCACCGCCAGTGGTTGAAGAGGCAGCAGTTCCTGTCATTGAAGAGCCGGTTCCTACTCCAGTAGAAGACACGGTGGATGTTAGTCCAGTCATCGACGAAGAACCACCTATGGAAGATGATGACACAGTGGTTATCGAAACTCCTGTCGTAGAAGACTTAGCACCAGTTGTTGACCCAGTTGAAGCAATCCCAGAACCAGTAGTCGAAACACCAGTCGAACCTGTTCCTGTCGATGCTCCAGAACTAATGGATCCTGTGCCATCACCAATCTTCGATTCCATCGTTGTAGAAGAGCCACTAAATATTGGTGAAGTAGTGGTCCCTACAGAAACAGCGGAGCTTTCTATTGAGCTTCCTTTCGGTATTGACAAAGAATAAAAGGAAGTAGAAAATGAGACTTTTAGAAGACTTACATGGAATCGTCAGTGGCATCGCCCATGAACGTACCCGTTTAGAGAAACGCCTCAATGATCTTCAGGAAAAACTGAAGAATAATGAGACGTCATATTTTGCGGATAAAGAACGTATCAACAAAGACATTAAAGACGTTCAAGAGCATCTTACCGCTCTTTCTTATAAGGTCTCAGAATCTGACAATGTGATCAAGTTCATGACTGGTAAGCTTGAAGCCAAGCCGCCAGAGATTGTGGAAGTGATTAAAGAAGTTCGTGTTGATGTTCCTTTCGAAGTTGAAAAAATCGTTGAAGTTATGGTTCCAGGGCCTGAGCGTATCGTGGAGGTTGAGAAGGTTGTAGAAGTACCAGGGCCTGAGCGTATCGTGGAGGTTGAGAAGGTTGTAGAAGTACCAGGGCCAACCATTGAAGTTGTCAAGGAAGTAATTGTTATTGACGAGGCAAAAGTTAAAGAACTCGCAGGAACTGTTGCGGTGATGCAATCTACAATCGATGACCTTAATGCAAAACTTACAGCTGCTCTAACACCAGCGCCAGTTCCTGATCCAGTATCCTCTCCTGTCCCAGTAGAACCAGCGCCTACTCAGGTAGTTGAACCTGCTCCTGCTCCGGAACCTACGCCTGAGCCCACACCAATCCCAGTCGTAGAACCTACGCCTGAGCCTGTTGTTGAGCCAACCCCAGTACCAGTAGCCGAACCAGTACCAACTCCTGTTGAAGAGCCAGCGCCAGTCGTTGTAACTCCAGACCCTGTTGTTGAGACTCCTGTGATGGATATTCCTGTTGTTGAATCAGTACCAACTCCAATAGTTGAACCAGTAGTAGAACCTGCTCCTGTTCCAGTCGACCCAGTGGCACCTGTTGTTGACCCTGTAGCAGCACAACCAATCGTAATTGGTGACTTTGATGTGGTCATCGAACCAGTAGCAAACACGACACCAACACCGTAATAGCAGCTACAAAAAAAGAGACTAGGAACGCCCGGTGATTATCCGGGCGTTCACACATTCAAATAAATAGTCCGTAATCGTGTAGGGAACACCCATGTATTCTTTTAAGCAATTTATTCGTGAGGGTCTATCGCAATGGCAGAACGAGTTGGCCCAGGTTGCAGCGTCTAAACGCTTAAGATATGTCTTGAAACAGACTGATCATTACTTCGGAAAGGGTGTGGACGAGAAGAAACTCACAATTGTTGATCCAGGGTCTAAAAAAAGCCCAGTACATCAAGAGGTTGAGCAGCACCTTGGAAGAGAAATTTCACATTCTGACTACCATGAGGGATTGACGGCTACAGACCCGAAAAAGCCACAAAATCGCACCAAAGTCGGAAAGCTTATCAAGGATCCAGGGATCCGCGACCGTTTTAATGCTGATCCAGCCAGAACCCGCGATGGATCCAATTACAAGTACAGCCCGGTGATACAGCACTCAGATGAACACCATGAACTGATTGTTCAACGTGGAGCACATGTGGCAGGTATGTCTAACTCAGAATCAGCACCAGAACATCCAACCGGACACCCCTGGGCACACCCATCAATCAAGTCTCTATCGCGTAATGGCGCCGAAGGATCTTGTATGACCCACCCTTCCCATAATGACATTTACCACATGGAAGATGAAGATGAGAAAATGTCACTTGGTATTCTTCACGGTCACGTTAGACATGGTGGTGTTGTGATGTATGGTCGTAAGAACGGTATCGACAAGTACCGCGAATTCCGTGTACCTTACAAGAACACGCAAGGACATGTGATATTCCACAAGAACAATAGCTATGGTGAGCACCACCCAGCCTTTATGGATGCAGCTGAAAAAGAATCAACCAAGATGTCTGGTGAAGCGCATGGTTCAATTCTCTATAAGGCTGATCGCTCGAAATTCTATGTTGAAGGTCCAGATACGAAACTGAGACCAGGTTCAACCGATAAGCATCTCGAGAACGCACTCAACCCAAACCACTCTGCTTTCGAGCATGACATTTCTAATCGCAAAATCCTTGCTCAACACCACGCATCAACAGATAAACACTTCGAACATTTGGCGAAGGATGATAGTTGGGAAGTTAGACAGGCTTCTCTGGTAAATTATAAGACCCCTATTGAACACATGAAAAGACTCACCAGCGATCATGTTCCTGGAGTTTATCAGACCGCCAAGTTTTATTTAGCAGGTCTCCACAAAAAACGTAAAGGAACAGAAGAATGAAAATGCTACTACTAGCTTTGGCGCTCTTTGCGTCATCTTGCGCGCCGAACACACCAAGTCCTGTTGGTGAAGACCTTCGCTCAACTGAGCCAGGTGTTCCACCCACAGGCTATGTGCAGTTCTGTCACGACTATCCTGATTCAGAACTCTGTAAGTAAGGAGACGTAGATGTCACTCGCAATCATCGATGATGTATTCAACACAGTGAGAAATCGCATTAGCTATGAGTCTGATGAACGGGTCTTTGGTAAGGCCGACTATTGGAAATCATGGAAAGCTGAGATCACCGCTGGTCCTGGAAACTTCAAGGATGACTGCGATGGATTTGCTCTGACTATGGCGGAAATGCTTCTCGCCAAAGGTATCAAGAAAGAGCACGTGGCTATTTGCTTCTGTGCCATTGTTCAAGAAGGAAAACCTGGTAAAGAATATCACCTGGCCTGCAAAGTTTTCAATGAAGACGATGGCTTCTGGTATATAATGGACAATAACGTCAACCGTCCACAGAGACGCAAGAACGCAGGTGGCTATGGTTGGGGATTTGAATGGATCTCTTGCATGTACGCTGACAAACCCGGCAAAGATAACTGGGTAAAGGATCAATAATGGCTAAAGAGAAATTCAGTAAAGGCTACAAGGTCCGAGTTGTTAAAACTGATCTCAATACAATTGAAATTGAGCATGGTAAACATTTGGCAGCACAGTCTGGTTCGAAGCGACTACCTTATGTAGAAATCCATCATGATTCAGATGAAGATAAATATCATGTAACAGTGTGGGGAAGAGGAAAAGACGGTTCCCCATTAAGTCATGCACACGATCATCCTGATCATGATGAACAAACTATGGACCAAGGTGAGTTTACTCAGCACGTAGTTAAACTCCACAAAAACCACCCAAAGTTGCAACCGTTTCCAAAGGAAGCGCGCATTAAGACTCATCCAAACGGGTGGGTAGATTTACATGTCGCACATCCTGAGTATAAGAAAAAGAACCCCTAGAGTAGAAGAGAATTATTATGTGGCTGTTTGAATTGATTTGCATTTTTCTAGATGATGTTGTTTGATCTGAGAAACAGCAGCTATTTTTCCACAATGCGGACATTGCGCAGTTTTTCTCTTAACACCCTTTGGAGCGCCAAGCTTTTTTGTATTAACTCTTCCAAACTTCCATCCATCTTTTTCATGTAGATCTAATTCTTCTTTTTTGACACGTTTGTTTTTACCATCTTTATTCATGAATGATGTGTTAATGGTAGATTCTACTATTGCTGATGTTTGTTCTTTACTATTGGTTTTTCCAAATCTTGGGTTTTTTTCACCAGTAAACATAACACTGAGTTTTTCTCTTACTTCTGGTCTTTTTGCTGGATTATTATCACCCATCATCTGTTCGGATTTTATTTTTCTCCATTTGTCATTTTTTCCAACAATCTTATAGGGTCTTTCGTATATTTTTTCTGTCTCTGATACGAAAAATCTCCCACCTATGTTTGTGTTGTAATATTCGTCTGTTTCCAAAACACGACGTTCCCACTGTTCTCTTTCTTCATTGAACGACATAGCTTTCTTGTATCTACAGAACAATAAAATTTCTCTAACGAAATTTTCTTTTCCGAATTTTTCTACGTCTGTTAAGAGTTCTTCTGAAGAAGACCAATAATCACGCCAATCACTCTCAAAAGTTTTTCTTCTAGTCGCCTTCTTTAATTTTCTTCTGCTCCAAAAAGATTTTTTTCCGATATATTTTCTATCTGTGAGCGTGTTTGTTATCAGGTAAATAAAACCCTCATAGTCTTCTATGTCATTGCCTTGAAACAATTCGTTATTGTAAATCCATTCTGTCATAGAAACTCCTAAATATATGTGTCATTCTTATTTATGGTTGTAAGTATTTCACCAAAAAGGCTTGACAACTGACGTGCATAACCTAAAATACACTATTCCCACCAACAATCATAGAAGGAAATTACGTGAATTGGGACAGGTACTCGAACACAAGCACCTAATCATTAGGGCAGAATTGAACAATCCACCAAAAGATCCAGAATCCATAAAACAGTGGATGGCTCGCCTAGTAGATAGCATTGGTATGAAGATCCTTATGGGCCCATACAGTGTATATTCCCCGATGGTTGGAAATCAAGGACTCACAGCAGTCACAATCATTGAAACAAGTCACATCGCGATGCATGTCTGGGATGAATGCACTCCCGCGTTGTGTGAACTCGACGTATATACTTGTTCAAAACTTGATCCTAAATCTGTGTTTGATGCAATATCTGAGTTTGAACCAATGAAAGTTGAATACAAACTAATTGATCGTGAATATGGTCTTAAGACAATTACCAACGGTAAACGTACAAAGCTAAAATCACCAAAGAAAAAGCTTGACAAAGCTGCATAAAAGAGGCAGACTTAATTATGATACTTTTAGTATGTGGTGGTCGGTTCTTTGGATTGAAAGAGGATGAGCTCCGGTTTGTTCATGATGGAATATACAACACCTTAATTGAACACCAAAGAACCGACAGTAGTCTTAGATATTGGGAACACACTATCCGCTCAGGTGCAGCGCCTGGAGTTGACACTGTGGCATTGGTATTTGCGAAGATCTACAGTGTAGAACCAGACCCGATGCCTGTCACGCAAGAAGAATACGATAAATATAAGAAAGGCGCTCCGGCAAAACGTAATGAGCGCATGGCTCTAAAGCAGCCAATCCCTGATCTTGTTCTTGCCTTTAATGGCGGCCCTGGTACACAGGACATGATCAACAAAGCAAACAAATTGAAAATCCCAGTGAAGCGCCTTATCATGGGTAATGAAGACATCACTAAGTTTATGGAGTAATGATGAATAAATATACAGTCTGGTCAAAGAACAACTGTTCGTTCTGCCAACAAGCCAAATCCCTTCTTCTTATTAAAGGTTTAGATTTTGAAGTCAAGATGCTTGATCAGGATTATAGTATGGAGGATTTCGTTAAGAAATTCCCAACCACCAGAACCTTCCCGGCCATTGAGTTTAACGAAGAGTATATTGGTGGATTTCAACAATTGAAGGAGTCATTGTAATGTCAACACCAACTAAACGTGATCGCTATTTGATGAAGCTTGCGCAAGGAGAATGTGAAGTCTACTTCACCAAAGTGGATGGGACAACTCGCTATATGCTTTGCACCAACAATCCTGAATTAATCCCAGACGATAAGCTACCGAAGATCGTCGAAGGTAAGGAAAAAAAGATCAACGAAGAAACAATTGCCTGCTTCGATCTTAAGCTTGGTAAATGGCGTAGTTTCCGGGTTGATTCAATTATTGATTTTGAGCCATCACCATGGTAGAGACACAAGAATTCCCTATCAGTCAGTTCTACACTAACAAACTCTTCGCGGAGTTGTTCGAGATGCTAGGACTGGCTGTTGTTGATCCAGCCGGTAAATGTGATTATCTATTGACGGATGCTGGCGTTGAGTTTTTCTATGAAAATGCTTCCGCAAGTCCAAAGGATGTGATGAACTCCCTTGGTATCGAGCTTCAGAAATTCCGTGAAGGAATTATATAATGGAACTGAATGAACTCAACAAGAACGCCAACGGTGGTACCGAACTGGTGACACGTGGCATCCTTGAGCGTGCCAGTCCCGGCGCGTTTGACAACGTCCAACTGATCACCAGCCGAGTGCGGGATCTCCAGCGACACAAGAAGAAGATTCTCCACCTCCACGACCTTGCCGGTGATCCGGAAGTTCAGCATCTAAAGTCAGATCTCAGTCGCAAACGTTTCAACAAGTTTGTGTTCTGTTCTAATTGGCAATATGATTCTTATCGTAATCAGCTTGGTATACCTTGGGATGATAAGTCTACGGTAATTCCGAATGGTATTGAACCAATTCCGTTTGTTGATAAGCCGAAAGATAAAGTCCGTCTAATCTATACAAGCACACCACATCGTGGACTCGAGATCTTAGTTCCGGTGTTTGAACACTTATACAAGCAATTTGAAGGACAGATTGAGCTTGATGTGTTTTCAAGCTTTAATATCTATGGTTGGCCAGAACGTGACCAACCTTATGAAGAACTCTTTGAGCGTTGTCGTAATCATCCTGGCATCAATTACCATGGATTCCAATCTAATGATGTGGTAAGAGAAGCTCTTCAGAAAGCACATATCTTTGCTTACCCATCTATCTGGCAGGAAACATTCTGCATTGCTCTTGCGGAAGCTATGTCAGCCGGTTGCTTGTGTGTCCATCCTAATCTCGCGGCTCTGCCAGAGACTTCCGGTGGATTAACGATCATGTATGATGGTCATTCGCAACCAAACAATCATGCGCAAGTCTTTGCTCATACGCTTGGCTATGCGATACAGAACGTTCGTCAGAACGACATGAGTCCGCTACTACGTTTTATAAAATCGTACGCAGATACTCGTTATTCATGGACTAACGTGATGTACAAATGGGAGTCGCTTCTTTTGTCTCTTAAGGCCACCGCGTGACCATCCAGAACCTGGACATGTAGAATTTCTGGTAGCAACAACTCCATTGTTCCACCAATAGAAATTTTTACGAGAATCTCTCATTTTAGCTTTTGTTTCGTCTGAGTGTTTGTCATATGCTCTGTTGCCTTTACCTTTACCAATGTAGTAAGGTGTTCCATTTTCCGAAAGATAGGCGTATACGTAATAAATAGTCATGGCTGGCCTCCTGTAAGGTTAGTGCTGGTGGGACGGCAATCCGCGACCAGTATTCTATTTATACAAATGGCGGTTTATACTCTAAAATAAAGGACAGTTTTTGCTTGCTTTCAGCGGACATCCGTAGTATACTGAATGCTTAATAAACTAAAGGACCCTGACATGCCTCGCGGCAAAGTGAAAAAACGTGCACGTAGAGCTTCCGGAACACAAACCGACGCTTTCTATGGTGCAGAGCCAATCTTCGCTGGTAAGATTACCGAAGCCCAATTAGGTAAAGCTCTTACTTGGTACAATTATACTCAGGCCCCCGAGAAGGGTCACATGTGGCTTCTGGAATACATGAAACGTGAAGGACTCGACGATAGTTCTATTAAGTGTGTTAAACGAGTCAATCCTACACGAATTCCTTCCACTGTGTTCTGGATGGCTAAGCTTGCCATTAACGGTGTAGTCTTTCCAAAAGATGTGCAGAAACGTTTTGGGTTGAGAATAAAAGAGATAATTAATCTCGGTCACATGATCACTGTTCGTGATCCTGATGCTTCAAAAACCAAAAAGAAACCACCTAACATCCAAGAACGTATCAAGGAGAAGGGCGAGCAGATTATCGCGGATCTTGAGGATGCGCTTGACGGGTTCTACGCCCGTAAAGAGAAGTTCTCGATGTATGACTTCCTTCAGAAAAATGATGCGTCATCCCAGATCCTGAATATGATCTCGGCTTATTACCAACCAAAACTTGATGAGCTCAACGAGCGTGACGCACAGGTGACGGAAGCCTATGGGTCTGATCGTGCACGTCTTAAGAAGTTCTACAACGAATGGTTCTCCGACATCGAACGTTACGGCTCAAACCGTAAGGTCTCAAAAGAACGGAAGCCGCGCAAGAAGAAAGAGAAGCTTGCTGTTGACGTCATCAAGCGCCTGAAGTATCAGAAGGAATTCAAGCCTCTAAAGATCGTCTCAGTCAATCCTGTTGAGATGATTGGCGCCCAGCAGCTATGGGTCTACAACACTAAATATAAGCAGCTGGCGGTGTATAACGCATCGGGACCAGCCGGTATTAGTGTCAAGGGAACCACACTCACTGGGTTTGACAATGACGAGTCAGAATACAAGACGCTCCGCAAACCTGAAGAACAGATTGCAAAGCTGCTTGGAACTGGTAAGATCGGACTGAGGAAGTTTATGGGTGAGATGAAAACGAAAGCGAGGAAGCCTAACGGAAGGATCAACGAGAATATCGTCATCCTGAAGGTGTTGAAATGAGCCCACTTGAATTTAAGCTGTATGTCGCACTCAAAGACATGCTTCCAGATAGTGAGTGTAACAGACTTACTAATGGTGTTTGCCAAACTAGAAAATGTTTAATAGAAGGAGGATGGAAGCCGTCTACCTTTGCAGATTACGATCTGGCTACTTGCCCCGGTTATCGAGCTAGACAAGCCATCAAGGCTTTTGATAATGCGTTGGAGAGAGAAATTTGATTATCGTCGATCTACAACAAGTGATGATCTCCAATCTGATGATGCAGATTGGAAACCATAAGAACGCTGAGCTTGAGGAAAGCCTCCTGAGACACATGATCCTCAACTCCATCCGCTCTTACCGCAGTAAGTACGGTGATAAGTATGGTGAGATGATCATCGCCTGTGACGATCGTGGAAGCTGGCGTCGTGAGTATTTCCCCTACTACAAGGCACATCGTCGTGAAGCTCGAGAAGAATCAGAGATGGATTGGGAGATGATTTTTACTTCCCTGGCCAAGATCAAACTTGAGCTCAAAGAAAACTTCCCCTACCGAGTAATCCAAGTTGAAAGAGCGGAAGCGGATGATATTATCGCTACGCTTGTCCACAAGTTCGGCCCAGAGGGTTCTCGCATTCTGATTCTATCAGGCGACAAAGACTTCGTACAACTCCATCTTTATATGGGTGTTGAGCAGTACGACCCGGTCCGTAAAAAGAAAGTCACCAACAACAATCCTAGTCGCTTTAAGGCGGAGCATATCATCAAGGGTGACAAGGGTGATGGTGTTCCTTCCATCCTAATGGCTGATAATTCTATGGTCATTCGTGAGCGAGCCAAGCCAGTAACCCAAAAGAAGCTTGACGCCTGGGCGGATAAAAAACCTGAAGACTTCTGTAATGGGATTATGCTTCAGCGTTGGTACCGAAATAGGCAGATGATCGATCTTGATTTTGTTCCGGAGGATATCCAGAAACAGGTCTTGGAAGTTTACGAAAGTGAAGCCGGCAAAGGCCGCAAAAAACTGTTCAACTATTTTATAGAACACAAGTTAAAAAACTTGCTTGAATCAATTGGAGACTTCTAATGGCATACAAAAAAGCTATCAGTGAGATTATCACCGAGGCTGCTCAATTCGAAACTGATGCTGAACGCGTGGAACATCTGCGCAAATATGACGTGGCACCGCTTCGTCAAGTTCTTCAGTATGCGTTTGATTCACGTGTTCGATGGCTTCTGCCGGAAGGTGATGTGAAGTATAAACCAAATGTCGAATATCCAGATCTGCATGGCATGCTTTATTCCCGTGCCCGCACACTGTATCTCTTTGTTGAGGGTAGAGCCCCAGCAATGACTGTGGAGAAGCGCACTAAGATGTGGATTGAACTTCTTGAAACGGTTCTCCCTGGGGATGCGGAATTCCTTGAGCGTATTCGAAACAAGAAGGTATGGAAAACGGTGAATAAGAAAATCGTTAATAGAGCCTTTCCCGGCCTAATCAAATAATAGAGAGAGAAATGAGTAAGTCCAAACATACCCGCAGCAAATTCGATGACTATGAAGAAGAACATGATGACTGGAGAACCAACCGCGATGAACATCGTCGAAAGGTTGCTAACAAGAGAATCAACGCCGCTCTTCGAACTAAGAACATCGACCAGCTTCGTGAGCTTGATGACGAACTCTATGATTGAAAGATAGATTATGATTTCCGATTCAATTACAACCGAGTCGCTTGTCAATGTCCTTGGCAAGATTATGCGAGCAAAAAGAAAAGAGCTTGCGATTTGGGATGTTGATGACACCCTCTTTGCGACTCCCGCGAAACACCTAAAGATTAAGGTTGTTGATCGTATCACACATAAACCTATCATCAAGGGTGGTAAGGTTTTAAGTGTTACTAGTCATGACTTTGCAGATGAAGAGAAGTTGAATAAGTTTCTTGATGAAGTAAAGGGTTGCCTTGTTGAACCTGTCAGTTTTCTGGCGTTCCGTAACGCTAAGATTTTCAGAAAACACGCCAAAGCGATTGAGGAAAACCTTAAACACGCCTTGCGAGATTACAACAACAACAGTAAGTTTTTTATGATGTTGACAGCTCGAGCAAATATGAATGATAAGAAGCCTTTTCTTGAACACTTTGCTGAACATGGACTAAATATGGATACGAACCATTCACACGTGGTTCGAACTCGGTCGGTGACAGCGACAGCTGGGGCTAAAGGAAAGAAAGAAGTGATGTCCGCTATCCTTCGCAAAGCTACCTTCATTAAAAAGGTTGATTTTTGGGACGATTCAAGTGGAAACATCGCAGCTTTTAAAACGCTTGCCAGTGAGTTTCCAAACGTCGAACTAGTTCCCCACCACATTAAGAAATAGGATATTTCAAATTCCTACGTACAAATTCAAAGACACCAATACAGGCAAAGAGTTTCTCGAGTTCATGAAGATCTCAGAGCTTGATCCGTACAAGGCTGCCAACCCACATCTCGAACAAAAGGTGTATGGTGCGCCGATGATCTCATCACATCGTGGTGGTGATCGTGCGAAGCCCGACGGCGGCTTTACTGAAGTTCTACAGAACATCGCAGAGCATCATCCACAATCCCCGTTAGCTGACAGATACATGAAAAAGTCTATAAAGCAATTGAAGACCGAAGAAGTGATGAAGAAGCATAGGAAACGTCAAATCAACAAGTAGTGAGTTTATTTTCTCTTCTTGCATTTTTACCTTTTAAAGCTGTAGAAATTTTGAGACGCCGTTCTTCAGTTCTCTTTTTACCTGTGTTGGCTAGTGATATCTTTTTCTTTCTTCAACTGTTAATTTTCTGCCAACAGAGCTTTTAGATATTTTTTCTTGTGGTCTTCTGATAGTGGTATTCCTCTTAACCAAGGTTTTGGTCTACCGCTGCTATATTTTGAAAACTCGTTTTTCCGTTCTTCGGACCACTTGTGGTTTGTCGCACCGTCACCACCATCTGTTCTATTTAAAAGATTACCATTACCCAAATCCTTTCTTCCATACCATCTAATCATTCTACATTCAATAGCTAACGCACCAAGTTCAGTTAAATTTTTCTCAATAAAAATAATACGGTTTTTATCTTTAGGCGTTGGTGTTTTTCCGTGACGATTATCATATGCTCTGAATCCATTACCCCTACCTATTTAATAGGGTGTTCCATCTGACTTGCGCAGATATGCATAGACGTAATAAATAGACATGTGCTGGGTATCCTTTCTATCTAGAGCTAGTGGGACGGCAATCCGCGACTAGCATTGTATTTATCTAGTAAGGATTTTTAATGAAGCGTCTCACAAGAAGAGAAAAAAGACAAATAGAGCATGGTGATCTTGATATAGGGACTGTCCTTAAGGACAAGGTTTTCAAAGTCAAAACTGTTGAGCCTCTAACTGCAAACCAGAAGCTGGCGTTTGATGCCTGGAATAAAGGCAAGAATATTCTTCTGACAGGAACAGCCGGGACGGGTAAGTCCTTTGTTGCTTGCTATCTAGCTCTTTCAACGGTGTTTAACAATCCGGATATGTATGAGGATGTCACGATTGTGCGTTCAACAGTACCATCGCGCGATCAGGGCTTCTTGAAAGGTAGCATTCAGGAGAAATCTGAAGTGTATGAGATGCCATACATCTCGATTTTCCAAGACATGTCCGAAGTTGAAAACGCTTACAATTCCTTGAAGCACAAGGGACTCGTCAAATTCACATCAACATCGTATATCAGAGGGATGAACCTGAAGAATACAATCTTTGTTGTTGATGAAATTCAGAACATGACAAGCGAAGAGCTACACACAATTACAACGCGAGTTGGAAAGAACTCTCGCGTTATCCTGTGTGGTGACATTCGCCAGAACGACCTTAAGAACAATCGTCAGCATTCAGGCTTCAACGATTATTCTAAAGTCATTGATGAGATGAAATCGTTTCGTCACATCCAATTCAATCGAGACGACATCGTGAGATCTCCTTTCGTCCGCGAATATATCATCGCGCGAGAAACTCTCGAGGACCTAGGAACCATATCTCCGCAATGCTAATTAAGCAATTTGACAATAGCCAACTGGTGAAGTTTCCAAAGCTGGAAACTGAAACCATCAACGGTAAACGGCACTATGTCGTGACGGCTGAGGAGAAATTCCCATCCGTCACGACAGTGCTTGATAAGACCGCTGATAAAACGTACCTTGAACAATGGAAGAAAAATGTCGGAGAGAAACGAGCTAACAAGATTTCGGAGCAAGCTCGTAACAGAGGTACTGCTCTTCACTTTATGTGTGAACGCTATGTCACCAACGTACCTTTCAACATCAAAGATGAATCCCCTTCTAATGCCGCCTGCTTCATTCAGATTAAAAAAGCCCTCGACAAATGGGCCGGTCCCATCCATGCAGTAGAGGCAACGCTCTACAGTAGGCGGCTTAAGGTTGCCGGGTCAACCGATCTGGTGACCGTCTGGGACGGTGAACTGGCGATCGTTGACTATAAGACTTCCACTAAGATCAAGAAAGAAGAATGGATCTTAGATTACATTCTCCAGTCTTCAATGTATGCGTACATGTACTGGGAAATGACAGGCATAATGATAAAGAAGATTGTTGTGGTAATTTGTGTAGAAGATCTTAGTGAACCGCAAGTGTTCGTAAAGAACCCCGGTGACTATACCAAGCAACTAGCATCTCGG